TCTGACTCCGGTTGATCGGTGTCATCTTCGGATTCATCACTGTTGTCAGATGACACGCTCGGCCCGTTATCAGATTGATTCAGCCGGTCCGGTGTCAGCGCCGCGAGTAGCTCAGACAGAGATCGGTAGGCAACCATCATCCCTTGCTGTTCGACGACGTAGACGTCACCGTCCGGGTCTTCTTCAAACCCTTGCAACCGCCGCCATTCGTTGACGGTGAGCGTGAACGGCCGGGCTTCAGCCGCCGCCGTCTCCGCTTCACGGTCCGCAGGGATCGGCGAGTCGTAATCGAGCAGGAAGCGGTCGTCGAAGTGCGCGTCAATGACGGAGTGTTGGAGGTTTGACCGGTGCGATTCGAGCCGCGGGACGATGACATCTTTCGCGAAGATTCCATCGGCGGCGTCTGCGGTCGCTCGATTGGAGTTCTCCACGATACCGAGCTTCTCGGGCGGGATGCCGATGACTTGAGCGAACGTGTCGCGGAGATCCTTGCCGAGATCGGAGACGGACATTTCCCGGAGATCGGTGCTGCCGATTTGGTGCACCTTGATTTCCTTGTTGACGAAATGCATACGGAAAGCTTGTAAGAACCCTTGATGCAAAGAGTTCCAGCCTAGTTTGTATTTTTTTAATGCACCACGGCTCGCTCCCGGAACCTCGACGATACCGTCGGGTCTCGCCTGGTTGAAGAAAAAGGACTTGACGTATTTCGCGAGCGCTTCGGACGAATCGAGCTCGTCGGCGAGCGCTCCAACAACTCCGGATCCCCGCGTGTAGGGGTTGACGGGATCGACGTCTACGATCCAGATCATTTGGTTCGCGGGGATATCTACCGCCGACCCCCGAGCGGAAAACTGGACCGTGAAGAATGGGCGCTGGGGAGAGGCGATCTCCTGGATCCAATGTGGCGGAAGCGGCCATAGCCCCGTAAGTTGCCCGTTGTCTAGTTGTTTGAAGATGGGACTCTCTCCGAGGATATCCACGTAGATCGTCATCAGCTTGAGGATGTTGTTGCCGCCGAGCAATGGGGACGGACGAGAAAGAATGTTGAAGACGGGGTGATCGACGATTTCAACCAGCTCACCGCGGTTGCGGAGTTGTTTGATCTCTTGATCTCGGTACCGCTGATCTACGTACTTGACCGCATCGAGCTGGCGCCAACGGCCCCCACCACGAAACGCGTCGTCCAGGGAGAGCGTCTTCCCGCGTTTAGCCCGCGCGTTGCTAGTACGGCGGGCAAATAACCGCCATCGCGTAGTGGACACCGCCCCCGCGATACGATGCTCGGCGGCGCGCAACCACGGATGCGTGTTGTACGCATCGAGGAATTTCTGCGCGTTGCGTTTGGGGGGTGTGGAGCGGTTCAGAAGAGAGAATATCTCCGTCGCGATGGATTCGCCGGCGGGTGTCAGCTCGTCGACGGACTTTTCGACGGCGGCTATCTCTTGGGGTTGCGATTCCGCGAGCGCCGATACGCCATTTTGGAACCCGAGCCATTGCGCAAAGCGTCCCATGCGAGAATGGTAGCATGTGCGCGGCCAAAACAGCCAGCGTCAAAAACTACGCTGGCGAGGGGCGGTGACGATCTGCGACTCACACGTGCTGCAACCGTATGTACGCGTGTTGTTTACATCGTCGAAACAGATCAATTTCACAGACCGATTGGTTTGGCAGCCGGGGCACTTTGGTCGTCGACCGCCGAGACGGCCGTTGATTTTGCTGGTGCCGGGTTTGGGGGATTTTCCCCCCTTTGCCCCAATGGTTGAGAGGTACTCTTTCACTGCGCTATCCATTCCTCCAAGTCTAGCAGATCAAAGCGGCTTAGGCTAGTTCATCCGCCCGGGGAGATTGGCGAAGCGCCGGCGAGCACAGGAGTCGCATAGCGCGTGCGAGGGCCGCCGCGCAAGATCCTTGACGAATTGCGCCAGCATGCGGCGGGGGTCACAATCCATGCAGACGCGAACGGTGCCCCCCTCAGGAGATTGACGGACGATTGCCGTCCAATCGCTGACTGTAAGTCCTTTAGTCAGAATACCCATTCATCCACCCCAATGCTTCAGCGTAGTGGACTTCAGTGCCCCACTTACGCAGAATGGCTATCGCGGCCGGTACGAGCAGCCTGTAAACGACAAAGCGCTTCAAAGCCCTCATGAGCGCCGTGATATTTCGAGCGACGCGCGGAGAACCGCTTCGAGCCCGAGTTGTTTCTGGTCGCGCGCGATCTGATGGCCAAGCGCATCAAGGCGCTCGAGCCGAGCTCGGTAATGGCGGCGCCGGGTAGGACGGAGGGAGCTCTCTGCCTTTTTACACGTTGTGCGTCCGCGATTGTCGGCGGGATGCCGCGTGGGGTGGCGATGGCACGTCACGCAGGATTGGCATAGCTCCCGGTGACACGTGGTGCACACGCCGAGATTGAGGTTTTCAGTCCGTGGCTCCGTCCTACCCGTGTTTTTCATGCCGCCCTCCATATGATTATGGTAACCTAAGCAGCTTAGATTGTCAAGAAAAAAAAATGATCAGAGGGGGCTGGCCCTTACACCACAGCACCCTAAAGGGCGCTCCCGGTGGGGCAAAACCGGACCTTCGGGTTGCCAAACCCGACGTGCGTACGGGATTGCAGCCCCGTGCCCTAGGCCCTCCGCTGCAACGGAGTGCCCCCTCCTCCCCAAGAATCAGAACGTGAACCGTTTCGGCGCGGTCTGCCCGGGATTCAAGAACTGCGCCTTGACCTCATCAAGCGCGTTATGCAGCGCGCCGAACATAGATTCGATTTGCTCTTCTGTGTACGCGTACACCGCCGCCCGGGAGAGATTCCCCAGCTTGTGGATCTGAAGGATGAGGTTGTTCACGCGCGGATCCCCTACACGTATAAACTTTTCCTCTTTTGTTTCTTTCACTTTACCCCCTCCGTACAAGTCTATAATACCACGGCGGCCGGATCAATATGATTGCAACCCCAGTCAAGCATAATTACCTGACTGGGTTCGCTGCCGGGAGTGGGGAATCACGTTTGAAGGACCGACAGCGTCAAAAATTGCGGCTCATCCCGTAAGGCTCACCCCAACGGTTGGCGAGAAGTTGCGGCTCGGTGCGATTACCGATTTCGAAAACCTGAGTCCCCGTGCCGTTGGCCCGTCCGATCACATAATGCAGGATAGGCAACGCCCAACGCTCCCCGGCGGTGAAATCTATCCCCGTCAGGAACACCCGCTGATAGCCCCACGCGACTGCGGTAGCGACGAGCCACGAGATGGAATTGTCGAAAACCTCTGCGCGGATATCAACGGATTTCGCGATCTCTTTGAATGGGAATTTCTGCAATACGTACTCTCCGGGCGGTTGGATGCCCTCGGGCGGACTCTGTCGCCAATCCTCGATCGCATGTTGCGGTAGGTAAAGCGCTCGCGTGTACCCCGCCAGCCAGTACATATAGTCGATTCCATGGGCTGCAACCATATGGTCAATGGAGTGGAGCTGAAACCAGGATGTAGAGACGTTTGCCCAGAGTTGTTGTTTTCGTTGGTCATTGATGCCCCAGATCGCCGCGAACCGGTCGCGAAGATTTTTTGTGTCAAGCGTGGACTCCGCACACCCTTTAATAAGCACTGCGGAAGATGGAGATTCGATGTATTTTGTCACGATTTCCATCCTGACTTTGGTATGTTATTGTCCTCAGCTTGATGTAGTATGAACGCCTTTAACGATGATAGCTCCCGGATGAAAGCGTCATTTCTTTGCTCGGATCGGCCGTACGATTCGTGAGCTATTTGGATAACCCCCTTGATAGCTTCAATTCCATGTTTTAGGTCGTTAGCCATGCGATGGAGTTTAATCATCACGCCGCCGACACCCCCAACAATGAGCAGATAAAACGTCAAGTGCGCCCAGTAACCCGATGCCGCAAGATGCACCATCGATATTAGCACGACAACGACAATAATCAGCGTTTTCGCAGTTTGCATTTTGTCCCTTTGTTTTAAGGCGGGCCACCGTCCTTATGGCCCGCCCTGATCGATTGAGTTTGACGGTTTACCTTCTGTCCTGAATTCTCAAGGATCGCCTCATACCTCGCTATTGGACGTGGGTTTAGCAGGTATGCCCGACACATTTCCATCTGGCATCCCGCGTCATATGGAGCATAGCGTGCATCGCTTCATGCTCCAACACTTGGGGCATTGTGACATTATAGTGAATCTCCCCGTGGCGGTAGCACCCATTGGCGGACACCCCGCCGCAGTCAAACGACCCCGGATGTGAGTAGAACCGGAATGAGCTCGCGGGGATGTGGTACGTCGACACGCCGTAATCAGCGTCGAGACGGCGCTGTGCTGACTCCCAAAATCCGGGGAGCGTTTCGATCTGGCTGGCAACCACAGGCGCCGCGTCAAAACTCGCAGAGATGGGCGATTTTCCGCACCCGATAAGTGCTACAACCAAAAGGCTAATCGTTGCCGCCATCAGCGACTTCATTTGCGGTCTCCTTTTCGTTTCCCTCATCCTGATTCCCAGTATAGCCTAAGCCGCTTGGGTTGTCAAGTACCTTTTGGAGGGGGTGCCGCATCCGCGCATGGTAGTACCAGGTTTCGAGCGCCGCTTGCTGCTCCTCGATCTTTTCGTTTTGCTCCCGAAGGGCGTTTATGCGACGATTAAGCTGATCCGTAAGTTGAATCGCAAAGGATTCGCAAGATTCAACTTGCTTGGTTTTTGATGAAATGACTTTCGTATCCATCAACAAAAAGCCCAACAGCAAACCGATCACGAGAAGCTCAACGACTGCTACCAGCTTTAAGTTTGTGATTTGTCCCATCATTGCCCCTTGTACCCCCGAAGGGGCGTTAGGATCACCATGAAAGAGATCCAACGTAAGATGCTAGACCATTTTCGGGTGACCATACTCGAGAACAAGTATATCCCAGTCAAGCCGTTTTCTAAACAGGCACAGTTTATTATGTCTCCTCAGCGCGAAGGGCTATACGGTGGTGCCGCATTTGGGGGTAAATCGGTATGCTTGGCGATGTGCGCATTACAATATGTCGATGTGCCTGGATATAACGCTGTGTTATTTCGTAGAACTAATCCCCAATTGACACGCGCTGATGGGCTAGTGCCGCTTTTGGAGAGTTGGCTATTGGATTCGGATGCGCGGTATAACAAAACTCAACGTCTGTGGACTTTTCCATCCACTGCGACATTACGGCTAGACCAATTGCAGCATGACCATACGGTGCATGAACATCAGGGTGCACAGTACCAATTTATTGGGTTCGATGAGCTAACGCATTTTTACGAATCACAATACAGATATATGATGTCTCGGCTCCGCAAGCCAAAAGAGATGAACGTCCCTTTGCGCACTCGCAGCACCGCTAACCCTGGTGGACTAGGCCATAACTGGGTGTATGACCGTTTTGTGAATCCTGAAACTGCGAAGGATCCAGAACGCAAAAAGCGCGTATTCGTACCCGCTCGTGTGGAGGATAACGTTGCGGCGGATGTTGATGAATACGATAAGACACTACAGAACCTTACAAAAATTGACTACACGCGACTGCGTCACGGAGACTGGACGTCACAAAAGCCCGGAGAGATTATCACCATAGAGATGATCCAAGAGAATTTGATAAACCCCTCTGACATTCCTAAGAGCATTCGCCTGATTAGGTACTGGGATTTAGCGAGCTCGGCTATAACGGAGAGCAACCGTGACCCGGATTGGACGGCGGGCGCCTTAGTGGGTGAATCGGAACGGATGTTTTATGTGGTGAATGTTAAAAGGTTTCGTGAGGAGCCCTATAAAAGAGATTTAAGGATTCGAGGGACGGCACGCACGGACGGCAAAGATATTACAGTTTGGTTCCAGCGGGACCCGGGTCAAGCTGGTAAAAGTCAGATCTTTACGTTCCAGCGTGATGTGCTGCCTGAGTTTTTGGTCGAAGGGGACCCAAAGCGTACGTCGAAGGTTATCGATTGGGAGTTCATCGCGCAGAAGCTCGAAGCGGGACTTGTCAAGATCGTGAAAGGGCCTTGGAATATGGAAATGGAAACCGAGTTTTGCGAGCTGACGAGAGACGACCAGCACGCGCATGACGACATGGCCGATGCCGTGAGTGGAGCTTTACGCGTGCTGGCCGAAAGTGAAGCGGCTTACGTGAGTTTTGAGCCTCCCTCGGGGTCTCTCGATGACGACGAAAGGGAAGAAGAAGGGGACGATAGCGTCGAATTCGCTTTCGTCTGACGCCCTCCTGTGTTGTTTACGCCGTCATACGATCGTAGGACAGCTATGACGAGCGCCGCCCATACCAGCATGATGAATCCCGCGACGTAGATCATTGGCGCAAATGGTAATGTGCGAGGAACGCGTAGGCGCCAATGCCTAAGACGCGGACATACCAAGCCTGTGTAGGATTGGTCTTGTACATTTGATCCGATACCATCACTACACCCGCCGCCCCGACAGCAGACGCGGTCACCCGACCCATAAACCCCTCAACATCCGGGGAAAACGCTGGGTCTTTCCGCGCGCGAACAGCCTCTGCGGCAATGCTGGCTCCTGACGATGCGTAAGTAAGGTATCCAAAGACGCGAAACCACTTCCCTTGCTGGTGTGATTCGTGCTCCGATTCGACGACGTCGAGCGGGGATTGCAGCGTAGGGTAGTACGAAAACGCTTCCGTCGAGTGGGGAGACGGTAGCGCCGTAATCCCCTCACCAAATAGAGGCGCAGCGGCAAACAGAGCGATGATCAATGTTGCGATGAGTTTTCTCATAGATGTATCTCCCTAGTCATCTTTGTGTATAACATCCACTAGCACATCCCCGTGACATGTTAGCGGTGTACACCAGCATCCAAGTGTTTTGCCCCGAAGTTGCTTCTTTGCGGCGCGGATTAGGTCCGGTTGCATGTTAAGCCACATGCGATATTTGTGTATGACCTTTCGTCGATCGCCGTGGATACCGATCACGAAAGGATTGCCCCATTTGGACGGTCGTCCAATGTAAACATCGAATTTTGCCTTTTTGCAGTGGACAACCCGGGTTTTACCGGGTCTCTTTCCATGCGGCAGGGTCATAGGACCGGTTCTCCCCCACAAAAATCTGGTAGGCGTAACATAGTATCCAGAGTAGCGGATATAAGATTACGTACCTACACAGGACTTTTGAAAAATTTGTCAGCAAACTCCTTAGACCGCATGAGAGCGTCACGGAGACGAGCCTCTGACATGTGCCCTGACTTGAGACGTTCATTGTAGTGTTTTAGTCCTTCGATGTCGGCGTCCCGTTGGAGGATATCCCGGTAGGCAGCTGTGATGATATGCCCATACGGAAAATAAGGGATCTCGGGGTCCGGACTAGGGTCCGGTCCGGGAGACGGTTGTGCGCCACTCAGGTACTGCTCGATCTTGTTTAGCTCGCGATCCGGGTCCGAAGCCATACCCTCAAAATCGTGCATACAAAACGAGATTCCGTTTTCGAGAGTTTGTTCCATGAAGTCGATGTACTTTTGTACCTCGGTAGTCGTTGACGCCGGCCGAAACATCTCTTTTCCAGGCGGGAACGCTTTGCCAGGATCAGGTCCGGGCAGGGAGCGGGATTCCCACGCGGTGAGATCCATGTAATGCATCGATTCCGAGTAATAACGGATTTCGGTCTCCGGGCCGAGGTTGGTGCGCTCCCACCACCTGCCGTTGCGGGTCGGGTGGATTACCCAGATATCGGCGCCGTCCGGCCGGCCCACCGTGTACTCTACGGTGTTTCGGCCCCCGTGATCCGCCATAACGAGCCCCTCCGGCCACTGCTCGGGCTTGCCGTTTTTCACTCGGCGGTGACGCACGAACTGCATGTTGAGCTCATCGAGCACCGCTTGCCGGGCCTGTTGCTGGGATTTCCCCGCAGCGCGCTCTTGCTTGAATCCATTCTGGTGCGCATCCCATTCGTTAATGAGCGAGTGGAAGAGGTTGTTCCCGCCGCGTTCCTGCTCGATCTCGCGCATCAAACGGGCTGTCTGCCGCGCGCAGTGGCCGATGACTTCGTACGGCACGCCGTCCGTGTGCTTCAGCGTCGCGTTGGTGACATACTCCGCGACGAGCCCGAATTCTTGGAGGATATCGACGAGAGCGGTGATCATTTGCCGGTTGAGCGGCGTGACTTCGCGGGGCCGATGACCCCGCTTGAGCGCGTTGATGTCCCAGACACCGTTGTTCCAGGGATACTGCCCGAAAAAGGGGTGATCGCCCGGGCGCTGCTCGTGGAGATCCCCCCAGTCCGCCGTTTCGCCGAAAACTCGCATCCCGTGGAATCCGAGGTCTTTGACGCGTTTCGCCCAGCGGCGCGCCTTGTCGAGCGGGTTGCCGCCGCGAGGGGAACCGCTCAAATGCTGGTTGAGCCACGCCATAAATTTGAACGAGCTCCGCATACGGAGAACGGTCGGCCGGCCGTTGAGAGCAAAGAGGTTATCTTCCCGTCTGACTGAGATTTTTTCCATGATTTTGCCCCTAGTCTTTCATGTGCATCCGTGCGGCGGCCGCGCGGGATTCCCGTGCTTTCCATGACGCGAACAGCGTACCGACAAGAACGATCGCGGATTCGATGACAGGCCGGAGCTCCCCGAGGAACTCGTTCGCACCTACCGGTACGTCGACGAAAAACGACAAGACGAGCAGAATGAAGCCCGTCACAGTGGCCCATTTCACTTTGCTGGATATGAGAGTCATTAGAGGTTGTCTCATGATGTGTCTCCTTGATGTAATATGACTACTTTGACAGTTTCTTGCGGCCAGGCTTTGGCGGATGGCGCTCCCGACGATGCTTAAGAACTTCAACCTCCTCACGATCCAGCAACATGTTGCCGGAGATTGTGATGTATTCCAGCGTCCCGGCCATGCAGTACGACCGGACGGAGGATACGGACACGCCAAGAATCTTAGCTGCGTCGGTCACCGACAGCAGATTTTCTTGAAGATGCGCCATATTCAGCATGTATCGAGTCTAGCGAACAAACCTTGCGCAGTCAACAGCGTATTAGCGTAAAGATTTAATGGTTGACTTATATGCTACATAGTGGTACAGTGTTTTAAGCCATGTAACACCTTGTAAACCCAATAGTTAGGGGGCTGATATGACTAAAATTGTCAAGATCACAAATACGATCGCTTGGTTTGAGGGCATCGCGGAAGCGGTTGAAACTAAGCTCGATAGGCAGCAAGACGAGCTCGTACAGCTCAGCGTGCGCATCCGGGACAGCAAATCGCAGCTTGACCGTCTCCGGGGTGCCATCCAGCGCGCGCGGAGTCGCGGAGATGTGGAAATGACGGTGGAGGCGTGAGATGGGGCAACAGGTGATGGCACTCGACAAGCAAGGCACTGTGTTACGGATGGTTCGATTTCGCCGCGCGGGTTTATGCTGGGTGGCTACTGTCAGCTCCGTCTGCCTCCACAGGACGCAGCACACCGACCCACCCACCGCTGGGGAAGGGTGGACGAAGATCAGCGCCTTAGAGCGAGCCCTAGCGGCTTGGGTGAGGCAGGCCGAGAATGCCGCACAAGCAGAGCGGGCGCGACGACGGGCAATCGAGAGGTCGCCAGACGGGGCCGGAAACGCGGCGGTGGGTATTGATCCGTCCGAAAAATAACTGTTAGAACAGCGATCGTTTGTTTTCAAGGGGTTACGGAGAAAATCCGTGCCCCTTATTTATTTAGGTATATAAAAGAACCAGATCGTTTTTTGTTGTGGACTGTACGTTGACACGTCTTATCCGTTCGTGTCCGGTGGGTATCTCGCGTTAACATACAATTTGAACGCAAATTTAAATAGACGGAGGTCGGTATTGCGTTTCAACCCAGCGTAAACAAAGGAAAAAAGTGCCGGCGAAAATAAAGCGAACTGAGACGAATCTAAGTTATGGTATTGATCCGTCTAATCGGTTTGACCGGTGGATTATTTTTGTAATTTTTAAAGATCTCAGAGGTTCCGGAGCTCGGCCGCTACACAACCCGAAGGGTTGCCAGACGTCTTCGGACTGTGTTATGGTGGACTATATAATGGTCGCAGTGTGTTTATAGCGGCGGTGGGTATTTAGCGTTTGGGTGGAGGGGTTGACAACCCAAGCGGGTTAGGATAGTTTCGACTGAAAGGAGACGTCGATGCCCAAGAATCCGGCTGAGCTTAGTGTGTTACAGATAATTTGCTGCTCTTTACGAAGGAGGGTTTTTTTGGTACTTCCGGCAATTATCATATCCTCACTAACCATCCTGCGCATCGTCGGAGCGGGGCCGGTCCCAATGGGGGCGTGTTTAGGGGCCTTGGTTGTATTCACAGTGATTGGGGTACTCTTCCTACTCGAAGCGAACGACTTTCTATCCACGCTGGACCTGGACGTCTACATCCGCGATGCCTTAGGCCGCGCCAACGAGCGTAGGCTATACAGGGAGACGATCGACGCTCTTCGTACAGATGGGCCGTTACCCGTTCGGTTGGGGCTTTCCGAATGCGGCCGAGTGGTTCTCGAAGGCACCTTATGTCCGTTCTCCCCGTTTCGGGAGGTTCGGGTGCAGAAAGCTCAGCGTGAGTCCGAAGTCCGGCGGGCGCACAATAAGGAGTTCAACGACAAAGCTTCCAAACTGCTGGACTCGCTCTCATGAACACGCTAGCGGGCAAAACCTACCGCCACTTCAAACCCAGTTTCCCCCAAACCCCTCTGCCACCGATCGTCAAATGGGTGGGCGGTAAACGCTGGCAAGTTACCACGGTGGGGCCGATGTTCCGGCTTATGAACATGGTGGCCGGCAAGCGCTACCGGTTCATCGAGCTCTTCGCGGGGGGCGCCGCGATGTCGTTCGGGCTGCTTCCCCGCCGGGCACTCCTGAATGACAGTCTCCCACCGTTGATGGACTTCTACCGATTCATCTCAAGATACCCGCACCGCTGGGAATGGCCGAAGATTGGCTGGGAGAATAACGCCGATCAGTATTATGAAAATAGGCAAATGTTCAACGAAGCCGCTGATCCGGATGTGCGCTCCGCATTGTTTTATTACCTTAATAGGCATTGCTATAACGGCCTGTGGCGACAGAACCGCAAAGGGGAGTTCAACGTCCCTTTCGGCAAGTACGCAAAGGTCAAGCTGGACACGACGTTCATGGACTACTCAACCGCGTTGAAGCATTGGACCCTGCGGTGCGGGGACTACAAAGCGGTTAAACTGGACCGGGACGATTTCGTGTATGCGGACCCTCCGTATGATACGGAGTTTCGTAATTACACGGGGCAACCGTTCGAGTTTGAAGACCAGATAGAGCTCGCGGAGAGACTGGCGGCGCATACCGGGCCTGTTGTGTTGTGTAATGCGCCGACTGGGAGAATCCTGGAGCTCTACAAACAATTGGGGTTCGAGATTTCAATCGTGCCCCGGAGTTCAACGATTGGATGCAAATCCCGCAAGAAAGTTTATGAGGTCATAGCGACCAATTTTCAAAGAAAGGAGCAACAATGACAGAATCAAAGACAGAGAGACTCGAACTGAGTGAAGAGGAAACCAAAGAGTACATTCGCCTAAGCAACCGGGTTGCGCGGTCAGCGCATCTCAATAGTCGAAACAAAGGGTTCTGGGAAGCTCCAAAGTGTATTGACGCCAACTGCAACGTGGAGCAGCCCCGAAACAAGGGAGAAATGCTCGCGCTGATTCATTCGGAAATCAGTGAAGCACTCGAAGCGGTCAGAAAGAACGTCAACGCGCCCGACAAGCATTGTCCTGAGTACACAGGACTAGCAATCGAACTGGCGGATGCGATAATTCGTATCTACGATTTCGCGGCAGGGTTTGGGTTGCCGGTGAACGAAGCGCTCGTGGCAAAGATGGCCTTCAACGTGACGCGGCCGCACAAGCATGGCAAAAAGTTTTGACATGGCGTATCCGGATACCCCAACAGCGCACTTTGCGGAGTTTGGTGAAATGTGCGGCGGATGTCAAATCCCCGGCGAATATCCGAAGGGTAACTATATTTGCTGTGACCGCGTGTTTTGCGAAAAGTGCTTATTTCGCACCTACACAAAAGTTTTTGTCTGTCCTAAGTGTTGGTTCCAAAGTGAACCTTGCTTAACTGTAACAAGAGAAAAATAATGTGTGACACTTACCTTGACGCGCAACATGACAAACACATCACATCGGGCTGGAAGATCTTCACGGTATATAAGGAGTTTGCGGGTACTCGAAAAATGTATGGGTCTCGTCATCATGGGATCCTTTGGGAACCGGATAGGTGGTATCGGTGCTACTTGATACGCCCGTTCGATCAGCGATTGATTTTGCAGCCTGAGAAGTTTCGCGGCGGATGGCACGGGTTTTGCTATTTCGAAAACTTGTCAGACGCAGTCAAATACAAACGCACAGTGAGTGAAATCTTGAGTGAAATCCCTGGTCGGTCAGTTGGCGTGATTAAAAGCGTCGAGATCATGGGCCTAAGCAAAAAGGCGACCACCCAAGGGATCACGTGCTGGCTCGCGCAGACTATGCGCATGATTGGAGACTGAAGATGAAAATTACAATGACGTTTGTTGGATGGGGAATGATCTTCCTTGGGGCTTTGTTGTTAATGATGCTTGGCATTCTCGCGGCCGTCAATACCGTCACCGCTCAGCCTACAATGGGCTGCGAGGGGAGTTACGTACACCCTACCGGCAAAATTGTGATTGAGGACCCGGATACGTTGGGGACGGTTACTCACTATGGCGTGTTCGTGTCCGTGGATGGCGAGTTTGATTTCGACGTGCCAAACTTCACGACTGGTCGTGAGGCGCCAGAGATTGTCGTAAGTGATTTAGGTGTTGAGCCCGGGGTGTACTGCGTCGTTGTAGTTTCGAAAGACGATATACGAAATTCCTCTGCGCCGTCTAACGTGTTACGATTTACTTTGGTTCCCGAGGGGGTGCCAATTTTAGACCCCCCAGTTATCGAGTTGAGAGGCGATCAATGAACGCAAAAGAAACTATTGACAGGCTGCACAAGACATATCCAGTCAGCAGAGAAACGATGCGATCTGAGGTCGTAATCTCAAAAGAAGTTCTCGATACGGCGGAGTTTAATGTCATCGAGAACATTGTCTTGGGAAAGCTCATCGCTACTCTAGATCTAACTCTATACGGTGACGCGTACAAAATGGAGACAAAAACCGAGGAAATCACCGTCCCTCGAAGTTGGATAGACCACCTTAAACAAGCGATTGTTGTTCGGTGGCCTTGGATGGAGCGATTTATGGAGCCGCAACTCCGTACCATTGACATCAAAACTGAGATATGGCATCGCGTCGTATGCCCCCACATTGCAGTTGTGAACGAGGATATTCGTCATTACGATTGGATTTCCACATACAAACGTGAAGGGGGCGATGATGATTAACCGGTTTGTCCATGACGGAACATCACTGGTGGAAGAGCTAGCGCCGTATCTGGAGGAAATGGACCCGAAATCCCGCAGTTTCGTTGAGGATCTGGCGGACACGGTATCCCGGGAAGGCCACGTCATGACGACGGATGCTCAGTTCGAGTGGCTGTTAGACCTTGAGGAGAAGTTCAAACGATGACTGCGAAGTGGCGCGATAAGGCGTTCCCGGTGCTGGACAAAGGGTTCGTGCGTGTGGTGGATGTGATGGGCGGGGACTCCGCGATCGTGCAAGCCGCCCGAATCAGCTATGGCGCCGGGACGAAGACGAAGCGGGATGACGAGAAGCTCATCAACTACCTGATGAAAAACCGCCATACGACGCCGTTTGAGATGGCGGAAATCAAGTTTCACGTGCGGTGTCCGATGGACGTCTGGCGACAGTGGATCCGGCACCGCACCGCGAACGTGAACGAGTACTCGACGCGGTACTCGGTCGCGATCGACGATATGAGGGTCGTGCCGCCGGACGGGTGGAGGCTCCAGAGCGAGTCGAACAGGCAGGGTAGCGAGGGCGCGCTGTCGACGATCGAGGGGTATGCGCTGACGGCCGCACAGAAGCGGTTTCATGCGGCCGCGCGAGAGTTGTACGAAGAGCGGCTCGCGAGGGGGGTTAGTCGGGAGCTCGCAAGGCAGGACCTGCCGCTGAGCACGTACACCGAAGCATATTGGAAGATTGATCTACACAATTTGCTGCACTTTTTGAGATTGCGGATGGACAATCACGCGCAGTGGGAGATACGGCAATACGCCGGCGTGATTGGTAATGAAATTGTAAGTCAATGGGTCCCGTCGACGTGGGCCGCGTTTAAACGCGCGGCCCACGTATCAGAAGTGTCCAAGTAGGTTTACGATGTAGTACCGCCACGATGTGGCGCTCAAGGGGGCGTAGTACGGTGATGCTGCCGATGCGTCTCCTTTTTGCTGTCCGGCCGATGATGAGCTCGGTGTAGCCGCCTCGAAGGATGATTGAAAACTGCCATTTGTAGGGGTGGTCATGGAAATTTGTGGGAAGATTGGGATACGTGAATTTGTGCAGATAGACGTTGAGCAGCTTGGTGTCTAAGAGGACCCATCTCGTTAGGCATGTATCTCCTTTCGTCCAAGAGAAAGCGTATTTACGAAGCCGTTTTGCCATGTGGCGCCCCCATGTTAGTCCATTAGGTTGTATAGAGATTCCAAAGCGGCCGCGACTGTCTGCCTGTTCTTCCTCTGCATCCAAAAGACGATACGCTGTTCACGATAGATCCGAGAGCCCTCGACTACTTTGCGCTCAATCTTTGAACGGAACCGTGTAGTATCTTCGAGGGTCTCAAGAATCCTTTCGAGTTCTAGTTTGGTAAGTACCTTACGCTCCCAACTGGTCAATGGGGCACCCTCCTCAGTCCAGTAAACCAGCTCGTTACATTGGTCAATAATTACAGCAAATTGACGGCACCCTATTTGCATTATGTAGGTGTCTTTCAAAGGTAAGTAGGCGGCAGAACCGGTTCCCAAAGGATCCCATGTGCGGCGAAATAGAAACGCATGGATAATTGCCCAACCATCGCCGTGATCGTAGGCATTATCGGCCCTAAGTAATGACATATCTAACGGCATTAGTCACCCCCTTCTGCAATTTCAGTGAGCATTTGTATGATAACGGGTATCCGATCAGCGGAGAACGAGAAGCTGTATTCGGCATACCCGCCGTAATACAATTTAAAGTAAAAGCGAACGTGCCGCTCTGGTTCTTTCATGGTGCGGCTCGGTAGAGACATCGTATCGGTGGTTAACTCTACACGGTTTAGAGTTCCGTTGAGACCGTATACCTTACTGGGTTTTGCCATTGATGATCTCCCAAGGTGTTTGTACGCATGTAGTGTCACTTGTTGGGGCAACCCAACGTGTGGACCATACCAAATGCTGTTACTTGACAGTTTTCGCACTCAGTCGCGGGTTTCTCGGATGGTTTGTGAGGGTCGTAAGTGTCATAAGGCGAGGAATGGAAAAAAGAAAAAGGCGCGAATCCTATATCGTAATAAAGCGACATATCCTTGATAATCCTCCAGGGCTCTGCAAACGATGGATCCAGCGACATGTTGGCGGCGGTGGCCGATGCCCCTAGATAGTCTCCATCGCGAAATTCGTTGTAGCCTTTGATGAATTGTTGGTTGTACCGTTCGCCTAAGGAGCATACGCACAACACAGCTTCATAGTTAAGCACGGGGACGGTGATCTTGTGCGTTGAAGAGTCGTACCGAAAGTTACTACAGTAGACGTGATCCGTAATATATTTAGCGCATTCGCCACACATGACAGAGCCGTTATTACGCCGCACATCGTAGTTGTGAGCTCCCCATCCGATTTTCTTATGAGTTGCGCAATGTGCTTCCCCTGTCGCTGCGATAGCTTGCAGATGTACGAGCAACACGATCGCCATTATTTTGTACCTCGCTGGATGCGCACCGGTTGGGTGTCGCTCGGGTCAAGCCGCCGGGAGCGGGTTTTGCCGCAGGAACACCGCCACCAAATCATTCCTTCGCCATCGGGTTGGGCTAGTACGGTTCGCCCACAGTCGCATTGTTCGGATTTTGCTATGACGATGTTCATCGGTGTCTCCTTCCCTACATTTTATGTGTTGATCTCTGAGAAGAATCTCTTGGAAAGGGACCTCTAGTCCCCGAACCCCAGTGCCGCCATTTGCACGGGAACCACCCTAGTTGCCACGGTCTCGTCTCCCATCCAATGGTAATTTGGTGTTGTCCTGCGTGGCCCGGCTTACGTTCGCATCCATTATCATTACAATAATAGCGACGTGCTGGACGTATCAGATTCAGTCTTACGATCATTATTTCACGTCCCGTGCGCAACGGAAGCCAAGGCCGTCCCAGTCGTCCGACGGGACGCTAGCGAGCCGGTACGCGGAGCGGACGTACCTGGCGTCCGAGTCCCAGGAACCGCCGCGAATGACCCGCTCCGAGCCTTCTTCTGTCGAGGTCCACTCATAAACTTGCCCGAGCATATCGTAGAGACCGAGATTGTTGGGTTTTTTTGTCATTACCGCTTTCTTTTCTGTTTGGCCGTACACCGCAAATTCGTACAGCTCACCCAAGCTCGGGTAAAACGCCCCAAAACGGCACGCGTACTCCCATTCGGCGTCTGTCGGCAGTCGGTAGCCGCGTGCATCACAATATGCCTTAGCATCGTACCAGGACACATCGGTCATAGGGTGGTTATCCGGGCCTTTATGGAACACCGAGCTAGCATAACCCAAATGTTGTTTGTACTGCCCGATAGTCACGGGCGTAATGGCCATCTCAAAAGTCCGAATAGACCCGCCGCCAGGAATCCGCACGAATTGGGTCTCTGTAGTAGAGTTGTTTTTTGGTTTCTCCACCAACTCATACTCGATGCCATCAATGGTCAGTTTGATGTTTGACATTTTTTCTCACTCCTTAGGTTGAAACATGTTGCCATGGTAGCCCTTTAGATGTCTCGGGCACAACGGAAGCCGCCGTTGAGCCAGTCGACCGACGGGTCGTACTCGTACCGGTCCGCGACGCAGACGCTCCCGGCGTACGAGTGCCAGCAACCGCCGCGAAGGATCCGAAACGAGTCCGCGTCTGTTGCTGTCCACTCATAAACCAGCCCCAACATATCGTATAGCCCTAAGTTGTTGGGCTGTTTTGTACCGACAGTAGCCATACTGGTCCGCTCATAAACAGCGTATCGATCGAGGTCGTCTAGGTCCGGATAGAACCCTCCAAACCTGCACGCATATTCCCATTCCGCATCGGTTGGAAGGCGGTAGCCGTGTTCAGCGCAGTACGAAGACGCGTCAAACCACGTTACCTCGACGGCGGGATACTTGCTGCCCACGGCAATTTTGGTGTACTGCTCGACCGTAGTAGGGGTTGCGGCCAACTCGAAGGACCGAATATTACCTTGGCCGGGCACATGGATGAATTTGATATCGGATGTCATTTTGTACCTCCTAAACTAGCACAGGTTGCCACGGCAGCACGTCAACAAGTATACGGCTGAGGCGGCGCGCGGATTCCGCAAATTTGGCGGCTCGATCGTGTTGGTCAATTTTGGCAAGCTGCTCAGAAAGCAGAGTGCATCGGTGGCGGGCAGCGGAGATTTGATAATGGAGCTCCCTCCGCGCAAGGACGTCTTCTATCTTGGCTAACATGGCCTTTGCGTCGGCAATCTGGCGATCTCGAGCGGTTTGGTGGCGGATTTGCCAGGGAAGGGTACCGCGAGCGTAGTTGTAGAGGCGCCGTTCCGCATTGAAGAACCGGTCGGCGGTGGCGGTTTGGCCGGATTTGGAGAAAGCGATCGCGCGGCTCATCGCTCGGCGGCGGGCAGCGCGGACGGTTTCTGTACGGGCGCGGATTGCGGATGGCGTGTTGATGTTTTGGAGTTTTGTCATTAGATATCCTCCGAACGCTGCTTGTAGCAGTCGTCGCACCAAAAAGATAACAGGACCGCTTTGCCCCGAAAAATGTCATCTATCTGTTCGAGCGCGCCTTCAGATTCTATTATCCCCTCAGTGACGAAAGGGTCTTCGACGATGTTGCCCTGTTTTTCTTCCTTACACCTACAGCATGTGCCTTTCATGGTCTCCTCATACGAGATGATCTCCCCACGAACGCGCTCACCTTTTGCCGCTTCCGGATACGCTTGAATAATAAGCTGGTAGGCAAGCTCACAGCGTTTTTTGTGTGCGGCTTCACACGCCTCATAGCGCCCGTCAGGATACGCGGACAAGTGCTGAAAAAGCGCCGGATCCGGGTCGGTGCCTATTTTTCCCCACAATTGGCCATCACCGAACGACATGACAGTCGAATGGTTACCCCCGACTTTTGACGGCATCCACGCTGCGAAAACCCACGGGCCGGTCGATGAATAGAGTTGGGTTCGGGTAATTTTGAGCTTCATGTTCGTCGTACCTTTCGTCCAATCTTGAAAAGGCGCCCGTAAAGGCGATCCGCAAACTGCTCGTATGTTGTGGCTTCTTCTTCGGCGGCGGCGCGCTCGTCATCTGTGAGGTTGTAGTCAACCGAGGCGTAATGGATGTCGTTTAAGATGGTCCCGAGACCTTCGTTCACCAGATCGCTCAAGATGTTCATCTCCTCGGCGGACAACCGGAGACGGAGCTCGTAGGGTCTATGCATCGGTCAACCTTTCCCTTTCTTAGGCAATACACCCAATAGACCGCGCGATGCGGCGCAAGTCTTCTCTTAGACTTTTCACGGAGTCCGCGCCATCGTGCATACATTGCAGCTGTTCCGCGAAGTCGTATAGGTACTTACTCTCGCCTTCAAGTCCCAGAAACCAACCCAACTCTTGCATTATGTCCTGAAGGAGCATTTCGTCCGTTAGTTCGTCCGTTAGTATAGAATCTCTCAGCGATACGTGCTTACGGTCGTAACGTGTACGGTATTGATTGTCGGGGATCGACGCACCGATTGCACAGCGGACCTTTCCAGTCGCCTTCCCATTAAGTCGGTAAAAGCACCCGTTTCCTGATTTGCGCGAGAGTCTTGCACCCTTCTGCCCAAAATGGTCAATCGCATTTAGCAACAACGCGCGTTTTCGCCGCTCTAATGTACCTGTGATCTGTAGCATGTGTCTTCTTGTCATCGCTTGATGCTCCGATTTCTTCCGGGAGTCCCTTTGATCTCCCTCATGCCTTGCCCCCTCCTTTGACAAGTTGGATGTCCAGTTTTTTCAGCCTCTCCAACTGCCTGGTGAGATTTATGATTTTGCGTGCCTTAAGCTCTCGCGCGCGCACAGTGGCCGCGTCGATTGAGCGATGCCAATCTCCGGGCTGGATACACTGCTCCATGTGATCGCTTGACAGCTTGATTACGCAGTAACCGTTATCAACCTCTCTGCCCTCAATCTCCAATATCCCTGTGGTGAGTGCCCATTTCGTGATGTAGACTTTCATCTCTTACCCCCTTTTGACTTGACGTAGGTGGCCACGAAGTCGTAGCTCTCTCCCGCGAGCCCCTCTTCCCCCTCGCGCCGGACGATGTCGCGCTGACCGTGGCCCTCTCGGATAGTGGAGCCTTCGCCATAGAACGACACGACCGCAGCGGCGGCTTCGATTTCCTTACAGGCCGCCTGGTAGGTCCCCGTGTGGTCGTAGATCTTGTATTTCGGGCTTGCCGCCATTATGGCACCCCCTAAGTCCTAGGTCCAATGGCCCGGGCGTTGCGCATGAGCGCCGCGCTGTTATCCCAGCCGACTATAAACCCCAGGCCGTAGCCATTCCGTGCGAAGTACAGATCCCTGCCTGCACGAGCGGCATGCCGCTCTACCTCGAAAAATGATCCGTCCTCTAAGCACCGAGTCAGAAACCGCTCGAGGTCACCAAACACTTGCTCAGCGTTCGGCGCCCCGATCGTAAAATCCATCGGCGCATCGTCGTTGCTGACCGAACCTCGCCAGTAATCTTCCGCCTCGTGGTAGGACTCCGTCATCTCGCGCGCCACGTTCCGGATGAGCTCCGTGCTCAGCACAAACATATCGTCCAGGACGTAGTGGTGGATCTGATGGGCACGGAGCAGCCAATTTTCAACGTCTAGCTCGGGCTCGTTCAGATCTGCGGTCTCCACAGCCCAATGCCCGGTGGTGATCTCGTGCCCGTAGATAGCCGACACGCGCACAGCGGCTGAGGTTGCCTTTGCGCCATGGTTTTCGAGCCATCGGGCTAGCGTCCGTGATGGTTCTGTCTGTCCCCAAACGTACGCTTTCACGGCTTGCCTCCCTGCCAAACGCGAATGTCAACCTGTAAACCCCCCTTGACTACATCGCTTAGATCCGGCCATGTGCTGTCGATTGCCACCACGTCCTCCAGGGACGTCTCGAGCTCCATCCCTCGGCCTGTCTGCTCGCCAACAATGTAGTCGATCGCCTTAAGATCTAGGCTCGGATCGCCCGACGGCGCGCGAAGCACCTTGCGGATGTCAGCTTCGAGTTTCAGCCACTGCATCTTGAACGTCCTCATGACTTGCCTCCCTTTGATTTTTTCGTCATGCCCGGGCCGGAGCGTAGACCCCGATGTGCCGCTCGCAAGGCGTGTAGAGGTACTCCTCGTACCGGTACCTACCCGGCTCCACAACGCGACGCTCGCGCGTCATGCACCCGCACTCCCACAGAAACTCTAGCCGGCCAACGTCTTGAGCTTCAACCCCACGAGACTCCATGATGGCTCGGATCGGTTTGGTTTCCAGGGGCTTCACTTTTTCGTTTGTCATCTTCTCTCTCCTCTTGGTTCCCGTTCCCGTGTGTCCCATAAGTTAATAGTACGCGAGTACGCAGTATTTGTCAACAAAAAAAAAAGACCACCCCCGGGGGGAGCGCGGTCCCGGGGGCGGCCGGCCGGAGGTACCTTATAGCTCAGCGATGGCGCGCCGGATAGCCTAGATCAAATTCATCCCGCGCATCACTGGCTCGAGTAGAGCCCCCCACGCTTTGGGTTTCATTCGGCGTTTCCTGTGTCGGGCGGGTTGCTCATCCACTCCTCGGGGATAGGGAGTAGTAAGTCCCTTTTGAGTTGGTTGCCTTGCGCACCCCCTAACCAGAGAATGAGGCTTTTCACGGCGAGTACGCCGCGCATAATGGGCACGGGGGTTTGGTCGCTGTCCAGAATCAAGTCGAACATTCTGTCAATCTCCTTGTTGCTGCGTTGGATTCTAGACATCGCTTGCCCCTTTCTGCGGTTCCTCCCTGATTTCGGGGGCTTGTAGTTGGTCGATCGCTCGGTTGATGAGCGCCCGGATGACGTCCTCTTGTGCCGTGCGCCGGAGCTTCCCGAAGACGTCCTCGATCAGCCCGCAGACGAGGTCGCGCTTGTGGGCGGCCATGACGTCAACAGGGTGGATCAGAAACTTGTCCGTTTCGAGAATGGCGAAGAGCAGGGTGCCAAGCGCGTCGAGGAATTCGAAGTCCCCTGTGTCGTTGTAGAGATCACTCGCGAGGGTGATTGTTTCCTTGGCGGTGGTGATGCGCTTGCGGAACGCGGCCATGCTCTCGGCTGGCGGATTGGTGGCGGGCATAGGGATTTCCAGTTTCGTGTCGGGCAGCCACGCCGACGAATGGGATGCTTTCGTGTCTTGGTCGTTGCCGTCAGGCTGCGAATGGAGCTCCTCACACAGCGCGTGGAAGGCTGCCCATAGCACTGCGTGGGACGGCATCCATGGCTCCCATTCGCCCAGTGTAAGGAAACCGGCATTGCTGAGAAAGGTGAGATGCTCAATCCCGTAATGGGCCGCTTTCGTGCTCTCGTCGAGGAATCTGGTGACCCGGTATTTGCTGTCCCCCATTTCGAATTCCACTGCTCTCATTTCGGTTCTCCCTTTTCCTTTTCTATCATCACGTCAACGACCGCTTCGTCGAATTGTTCCATTACGTTGCCCGGGTAAAAAGAGCTTAGTTTCTGTAGCCTTTTTACGAGTTTGAGTCGGACTTGATATGCGATGCCCAGCCATTCCGGCTCTGACGTGGCCTTCTCTGGTTGTTTTTTCTCTGTCATTTCGTTGTTCCTCTTACGCTTCAAACGCCAATGCCATTAGCACTTCTTGTTGAAGGCGAGATTGCGGATCTGGTGGGCGGGGATGAACAGATCGCCATCTGCCAGCTCGATGTAGGCGCCGTTTTTGGCCACTTCCGCCGCGTAGAGCTCCGGGGATGTGCGGAGGGCCGGAAGATGGGTGAATTTCGCTCCAGTGACGGTGACTATTGTTACCCTGATTGCTGGATTTGGGTACGACAGATCTACAGGCTTGTCGATTGGTGATACGAGCGCTGTCGTGTTGATTTCCTCCAAGAGTTCGTAGCACCAAGTCATGTGGCATCCCCGGTAGGATTTAGGGGGAATGGTGCTGTCGAAGGGCACCGTGACGTAGATTCCGTCAGCCCGGCGAAAGGTGATCTTGTGAGTTGGCGTCATTCGGCGTCTCCTGACTTCTGTCATTACATGCTCTCCGCGTTCAAAAATCTCTGAAAAAATTCGCGTGGGGCTTCTCCGGAGTCCCCCCTCTTTTCAGATAAATGGACTTTTTCCCTAGGGGGGGGGGGGGGTCTAGTGATCAGTCCTCGGGGTCCTCGTCTAGGTCAAGCTCTTGCACGTCCATAGCGAGACGCTGACGTCGCTGGGCGCCCCGAGCCTTATCCGCATAAGCTTCCGCTCTGTTGCGGCTGGTGTACGCAGCGACCGGAATCATGTGGCCGTCGGACGAGAGCCCGTTCTCCTCCAGCACGATGTAGACCTTCAATAGCTGTCTCCTTAGGGGGGGGGGTCCTATACGGGTCGCGATCGGTATTTGACCGCGACAAAGTACGGTGGCCTGTGATTATCCGCGTCACGGTTCAGTCTCCGGATGGCCGCCCGGGTCTGGTCAGCGGGCAGAACGCCCCAAAATGACCAAGAAAAGCCCTCGCCGTCGTACTTTTGGACTCCTCGTTCGATTACTCTTTCGTCTGCCATGTCAGTTCTCCTACACCCAGATGGGTGCGTTGTAGGTTAGGGCCACCTTGAGCGCGGTGATGGTGGCGTCCTCATGAGAGCGGATTGACGTCCATCGGGCTCCCTCTACCTCGGCTACTTCACCCTCCGGGCTCGTAGCCTCGGCAACGACCGTGACGGTGTAGAGAGTAGGTAGTGTGTCGCTCATTGGGTGCCCCTTTCCAGCGTCTGGAGTTCTTTGCGTTTCAGCCAGATATCCGTCCCGTGTTTGTCTTGGACCCAAGCCCCGCCCTCCAATGGCACATCACGGGTGAAGGTGTAGCCTTCATGGGCCAGCCGCTCTAGCTGCTTTTCTCGGTTACTCTTTGTCTGTTCCATGAGTTAATAGTACACTAGTATGGTGTGCATGTCAACAGTTTATTTGCGCTGAATAGCAGATTCCCCCCTACGCCGTCTACCCCCTCCGGGGCTAGGCGGCCGCCCCCCTGGATTGGTTGACGAATGGGCAAATCCATGCTATCCTGATCTTCACCAACCGAGGGGGGTGGGGGGCTCCAACAATTTATCAGAATGTGATCTAGATCATTGACATACGCTGCGTAGAGGCTTATTATTAGATATAGCAAGTGATTGACGGAACGTCAATCACTTGCTATATCATTATTGTAGGGTCGGATTCCTGTTGACAACCTAACCAGGTTAGCTTATACTATAATGGGGGAGTGTGTGTGAGGGGGGGGGGCCTCCAGTCGCGCCCGTAAATCAATGAGACCAACGGAACGTTGGTCTCATTGATTTAATATTAAGCCACTAAACGGCATATGTCAATGATATAGATCACAGATTGATAGAGGGCAAAGTACTTTGTTTCGCAAAGGCGATAGATGGATCTCCCCCCATTATAGTATAACCCAAGCCGGTTAGGTTGTCAACCCTTGGCCGAGCGAGGTTGACCCCGGAGGGGGTCAACCGAGCGAGGATAGGGGGAGGGGTGCTCAGGTAGAGGTTGATTTGGTGGGGGGCGACGGGGTGACGTCGATGGTTTCCGCTAGGGCGCGATCCATCGCTTCGGAGTATTCGATGTACATTTGTTCCACATTGATAACTGGTTTTACTGTAGGAGCCCGCTCTTTCTCACGAGCACGTTCCGCCCGCTCAACAGGGTCAAAGATTTTGATTTTCGCGAGAGTGTCAAGTGCGTCTTTGCGGTTGTAGAATTCGAATTCTGTATAGACATCTCTTTTATTTGTGTCAGGATCAATTACGACTTTTTGTCTTACTTTACGTATACAAGGCATTACCTTATCAAGCTCACCAGTTGATAGATGATCAAGGGTAATTTCGTATTGTCCTGACGAATTCTTTTTTGTAATTACAGCAGGATTAAATTCAGCTATCTCCTGAATACGTAAGGTTATGTCATTACAACTATACTCAAGTGAATTCGAAAGACGCTCGCTTTCGAGCGCGAGCGACGCCTTGACCTTCTTCCTTGCCAAAATGTTCCTAGATTGCACATTTGCCCGTTTTCTGCTAAATCCCGCATTTACCGCGCTTTGGATGCGGTCTCCGGCAGCGTCGCCCCAGATATATTCCAGCACAAACTTATAAACCTTTGGAGGCAACTTATACGGATTTTTGACGTCATATGACGACTTTTCCGCGAGTAATCTTTCAACTGAACCTGATAAATTCGCCTGCTGCCGCGAAAAATCGCCAAATTCCGGCAATTTTGAGTTCTTCTGGACGGATTCCCGGGTCGATAAGCTGACGAGCTGTTGATCTGATAGATCCCCCACTGAATCTGCCGCGGATTTCGCCGCTGACTCGAGTGCGCGGGTTTCCCGCTTCTCGGCGGACTCGGTGCGCTTGCGAGCTCGCGACCGCGCATGTGGCGACTTGGATGCGGAGTCTATGCCCGCATCGTCCGGCGCGGAAAGGAAGAAGCCCTTTCGGCGAGTGCGTTTGGGTCGATCGCTCATTTAAACCCCCGATACGTAGCAGACGATGAGTGCGGTGGCGCCTACGATGGCTACGGTCGCCAAGGCAGCGTAGAGCGCCCAATCCATGAATCGGCCGAGGGAGGGCTGATAGCGGTCAGGGGAAAGCTCCCGTCGCGCCTGGTCAGCTCTCATCGGAGCTCCCCTCTTCGCTGCCAAGGGCCGCCAGCACGAAGCAGTCCTTAGCCTCGAGGAGCTTGCGGAGCCCCCGCGTCTTCTCGTCACAATCCGGAAGTTGATGATCCAGCATGTTCGCCAACCCCGCACACGCGTCAGACACTTTGCGAAGCGGTTGAGGTAAATGATTCGATTTGAAGTATTTAAGCAACGGGTTGATGATACGCTCCATTGCGGTAATCCTTTCTTGTTGGTCGTTGATGTGGTACAGGTGCTCGTAGCTCCGGTCGCTCCGGTCGCGCTGATAAGCTAGGATGCCGCAATTCTGGCACAGAGCCATTCTGGCGGCGGCCCCGCTTCGCATCGGTTTAGAGCAGTTCGGACATTCCATCGTTATCACCTCGAAACGGCAGAGCACCAGTCTTTCGATTCGAGCTCATTCGTTTCGTTTACGAAGCTCTGAATCTCCGCCTTGAAAGAATCGAAGTCTTGCACGCGGTAAGCAATATCGACCAAGATCTCGTGGAAGGTGTCCCGGAATCTCGCGTGCGCTTCTTTGAAGGTCTCCCCTCCCTCTGCCAAACCTCCGGGCTGCACACCGTTCATCCACCAGCCGTCTTCTTCTTTCACCATAAGAGCCCTCCCTCTGGAGCATACCTCAGCGAAGAAACCGCTTCCCTTCACAAAGTGCCGATACGTAAAGATTAACGGGTATTCCTGGACGGGTTCCACTTCGTCTCCTCCCTTCAGAGCTCCCTCAATGGTAGCAGAAGCCCACAATCCGAGCACTGGCTCACTTGGATTTCAGAGACGCGCTCGGTCACCCCCCGACATTTGGGGCACTCCGCCCGCCCGGTCCGGTAGACGGACAGGATCTCCCCGGCGGAAAAAACCAGGATCGCGCCGCAGGTACCGCAATCCCCCCGCGAGTTCCATTCGTTCATATGGCCAGCGAGCTCACCACACCGGGGGCACTCCGCCGTTCCATTGATGAAATTCTCGTGCGTTAGGGCTGTGGTGCCGTTCACGGCTGAACTCCCCAGAGAATCAGCGCGGAAACCGCTATCGCCCCCGCCACGAGCACCGCGAGAACCGCATACCTGGTGGGCTCACCGTCTACCGCTTCGGCGAGCACTTGCACTGAAATCTTGGTCGTCGTATCGCATAACGGGCACACGACGTAGAACCTTTCTCCCCAAGGGCGCGCCGCGTGGTAGTCCGGGACGGTCAATAGCGCGCGGCATTTGGTATTGGCACAACGAACCTCCGCCAATCCGCTCATAGCAAACCTCTCAGCCCTTCTCTGATCAACATCATGACCGCGAACACCGCTGCAATTGTCATGGTGATTGTAAGGATAACCCAAAGAACCCCAAAAACCATCTCGGCTGCCGTTTCCAACCGTCGGTATCTACGGAAGCCACACCTGATACACCGATACGTCAATTTAGATCTCCCCCCTTGGGCATAGCGGGCTTCCCACGCTCGCAGAGCGCGTGCCTCTCTTGCGTGATTCCAAAGTCGTACGGTCGGCCACATGTGCAGGCGATTCGGTCTGTGTCTTCCAAAATAACCCCCTCATTCAACTTGTTTTGTGACCACCTTAAACTCAATTTGGCACCGAGCTCCGCAGTACGGGCATACGACTCCGCCATAGAGCCCTTGGAATGTCGTCAGCTTGTCAGCGGTGATGTCGAATCCCTCGCTACACTGCCAACACACCACGTTACTATTGTCTACCGTGTATGACGGCATAGGGTCAGGTTCGCGTGGGTTAAAATCGACCTCAAATTGTACCGGCTCGTCCAATTGCTTCGCCCATCCTTCATCAAGGCTTCCAAGTGTTGTGAACTCCCGCACTTGGTCTGGCAATCCAGTCCTTAGCATCGTTTGCCGGACTCGCGCTTCCTCACTGAGGTCGTCCAGTTTATCGGCGATGTTCTTACCAGTAACCCCAACGAATGTGTCGAGCTTGCGGCGGGCGACCGTCGCCAAATGAGACAAAGTCTGACTCATTCCGATGCGCTGAACGATTGAAACAAGAGACTCTAAAACGTGTTCTCTTTCCATTACAGAAAATGCCTCCCGCTGCGCCATCCACAGCCACGATCGGGGCATACGAATTCGGACGACTTTTCCATAAGGTCAAGCTTGCGGCCGCACTTCTCGCAGACGTAGTGTAATGACGTATCGCTATCGCCTGTGCCCGCCCATTGCCGTTCGGGTTCTCTAGTGAGCCCTTCTCGTTTCAGATAAACCCGCAAGCGGTCGTCCAGCGACCCTTGAAGAAGTTTCGCCATCACAAGCTTCAAGAGCCGCTGTCCGGATTTCTGTAATTCTAATATCCTAGCTGCTAACTCGGGGTCAGCGACCTCGATCTTCAGTGTGAGTTTCATTTCGCCCCTCGTCGCCCTATCTAGCTTATGACAACTACCTTGAGGACACGGACCTTCTTTGTGAGCGGGCCTGTTGGGGTGTGGCTGTGAAGGCCCTCTATCTCTTCAATCACTACTTTGCAGCCCCGCCTGAGGGGCCGTCTCGGGTTCTCAGCGACCGCCCCCAATGAGTACAAGCCACGCCGCCCGTCGTCAAACTTGACATGGAACAAGGTCAGCTCCACTTGCGTCACCGTTGCGAACCGCCGCACGATTTTCTCTTGGACGATGTTTTCGTGTGTATGTGCCGTCTCCGGGGGTTTAGCCGTTTCGGCCGACTCTTCAGCATTTTGCGTGTCTTTCTCTTCAGCCGTGTCTTTCTCTTCAGTTTTCTTAGAACTCTCCGCTTTTTGTTTCTTTGCCATTTTGTGAACTCCTTTATGGATTTGTAGTATGTAAATAGCCTTGAACCATCATTCGGTGACCAGTTAAGTCTGAGAAGTCATCATTTAGTACTACTTCCAGCCGTTCGTTTTCCAGACCGTAAATCGAAAGCGGTATCCCCGCCCGATCAAAACTCCATCGTACGACTATCATAACATCGCCAACACCAAACGCCAGCTCTTTCACGTCGTAGCATAGCACCGCCCATTCGCCGTTTGTCTTAACGTTGGATTTCGTAAGTGCATTCACGGTCCCGGAATCATTTTGTATACGCACTTGAATCCCGTTCGCAAGGGTAATGTTGTTACCGTATTTGTCCGCGTCCGGGTTGCCCGCATCTTTGATCCATATAATCATGCGATGAGCGAAAAATTTCTTGTCGCTCGGGGGTTGGTAAAAGAAGATTGTCTGGCCAGCTCCAAGATCAGAATAGTCGCCTGTCATTTCAGTCGTTCCGGTTCCGTCCCCGGCTGTATCTAGGAGATGAGAGAGATATCTTGAGGACATAATTCGCCTCCAAAAGTCTTTACATCATTTGTTATACGTAATGGAGTGCATCAGCTTGAGCGCGTCTATTACGGATTTGAGTTCTTGCTCGGATGATATTGTGACGCACCATTTGGGCTGAAACGTAGGGCCGATTGTTACCTCCGATTGGGTGCCTGTTGATGGGATGCGAATTAGAAGATCCCCTTTATCGAGTTCTATGACTTTAGATGAGAACGATGGCGGCGGGGGGCCAAATGTCGCCTGACGGATCGTTGCCCATGGGCGCCCGGTATTGCGGTACTCAACCATGCGGAATTTCGCACCACGTTTGATGAGAGATCGCTCGTCTTCGGACACGCAGCTATTTGACACGTAGCTTACGTAAACCCGCTCCCCCTCCGTCAGCTTGGCGTTGAACCCCTCATAGGACAGCTCGTGTACCGTCCCTGTCAGGGTTACAATATCGATGATGGGGCACGGCTCACTCAACGCCTTGACCCGAATACATCACGCTGTGCAGAGATGTAGCTGGGGTTATTGGGTCCCCTACAAAGGCCGCTACGAACGTGGCGTACGCGATGGGGTGATTGTCGTCCTCAGCTGGAGCGTAAACACCGAAAAACTCAAGGATCGTGGATGTCGGTTCCAGTCCGGAGCCGGTGCGGCCGGTACATTTGGCTGCGATGTCCCAGAGCAACGCCGCAAAGCCCTGCTCATACAATTCGAATCTGGCGAATCCACCCACGCGATCCACCGCAAATCGGGAATGGCGAAGATTCCCGGGGTTGTTGTTGCGGTACGAACGGGACTCAGGGAACCACCCTTCAAATTTTTGGATGGCGAGCGCCATCCTGTAGACGTGAGGGTGATGCTTCGCCATATAGAGAATGTAGGTGTAAGATTGGTCGTTCATTGAGCCCTTTCTGGGTTGACAGCTAGGTGTCCCCATCCCCCTCCTAGATGCCGAGGTTTGGAGCCTCAGCATGCGAGCCGACCCGGGAATCCGTCGCCCCCGGCTCCAACTACCCTCGCCTGTCAGTCTATCAAAAACGCGGGCGCGTAGCCCGGCTACGCGTTGGAGCCGAAGACTTCGCGACGGAAGTAGTGCGACAGGGATATACCTTCCTTTGTCGCGCGCCTGCGGATGGCTTCCATATCCGCCTTCGAAATCTTCAGTTGAAAGAACTTAGGGCGCCCCCCTTCCACGTCGGGGCGCCGGCCACGTTGCGGTTTCTCTGCCATAGATGCGATCTCCTTTCTGAGTATTGTCACTCCTCATTATCCCCTATCGGTTGTGACGCGTCAAATACGACCTCAGGCGCATAGGGTCGGGTCTTTGCCGCCGAGATGCTCGCGCCGGCTACAGGGGGGTCCTGAATCTTTGAAGCTTGAATCGTTTCGATAGGCACGCCGTTGTCGATAAGCGCTTCTTCAGAGAGCCTCCATTTGCTGCCCCGGTCAACCCTCGTGACTTTCCACTCATCATAGCTGTAGGACTTGAGGTTGAAAGCGGTGATGATGCTGACGATCTCTTCGGTGACTTCCTTTTTTCGCGCGACCGCTTCAACCTCTTGGGCGCGCAATCGTTTGTACTCCGCGCAGAGCTCCCGCAGAGTCGGCCCGACCATTTCCTCGATCTCTTCAAATGTCATTTTTATAGCCCCTTTGTCTTGAGCACGCTCGATACCACGGAACCAACTTTCTTGACGATTTTCTTGTAGCTCCAACTTCCTTTACCAAAATACAAATCTCGCTGCAGCGTGCTCGGGATAAGCTTAGCGTGTTCGCGGCATGTCGGATACCTTACGGGGATCCGTTTGGTGCAAGTATTCACCACACAAACATGACGTTTCGGCGCACGCTTGAGCGGGTAGTTCTGCCGGTTGTAGGTATCAACGAAAGCCTGTAGGGCCTTAGCGTTCTTCATACGTCCACCCGCCTTGTTTGCTTATGGCTTCAAAGTCCTCTTTGGTAAAGGGCGTCTCGTAGTCGGATAGCCAACAGGTAAGTTGGCCTTCCGCATCCGTCGAGATGTGCTCAATTTTCAGCTCCCGAAACGCAAGCGATTCTATTTCTAGCCCCATACCTACAAATGCAGGCATAGGCAGACTTATGTATTTCGAAAGCCTAACGCTGACAGGCCCCGTGCCAATTTTGGGTTGCTTCCCGAAATACGCCGAAGAGATTACAAATTTGTATACCACTTTTGTCACCCCCTCAATTTGTACTTCCATACTATTGTCCTCCTGAGGGTTTAGGCGCAGGTTTCGGACGCGGTCTAGGTTTCGGCTTCTCCCATGGGGGTTTCTTAGCAGTCATGGGCCTTCGGTCACCAAACGCCACAACCATAGCAATAACAACCACCATCGCAAAAAACACCAACCCAGCGACACACACGTGACACGAGAAACTATACACTACAAAACCTCCACGTCGTCGATGTTGATGAATGGAAGTGACGCACCAATGCTGAAATAGAGCGGGGACTTGTGGCCAGCCTCGGCCCCATGAAGGAAAAACACGCCCTTAACACGAAACGTCGCACCGGTGAGTTTGGGCTTTGAGCTGCTTTCTACCTTGCCGTTGTAGAACTGCGACACAACTTTGATCTCAGCACCTTTAAGCCGTTTGAGTAGCGCATTGACGCGGTTCTCGATGTCTTTGCATTCCTCGCGGATGTGGTGCGTTTTTTCAGAGATCGGTGCAAACCCTATTACGTTGACAACTTCAGCAGTCATTATCGTTCTCCTCTATTCTTTGATGTCTGCGAGGTTATAGCCAAAGCCGCTATCAACTTCAACAGGTACTGACAGCGGCACAGCGTTAATCATGAGGTCTTCCATCATGGTTTTTGTGTTGTGTTTCTCATCTGGCGAATCCGGTGTTTCCACGGTCAGGTCATCATGAATCTGTAGCAACGGAAACACTAACAGAGTGGACGCCGCCACTTCTTCCATGACGAGATTCATGGCGCGTTTGATGATCTCTTGCGCGGTTCCTTGGATACGGAAGTTGATTGCGGCACGCTCCGCTTCGAATCTCGTATAGGCGTTCTCCGAGTGGATGCCCGGAAGGATCCGTTTACGGCCGAGCTGGGTGCGCACGTATCCGTGGCGACGGCAATATTCTTTGGACTCTTCCATGTACACCTTAACACCTGAAACCAGCTTAAGATACTCCTGTAGAAACTCTTCACATTTTGTGAGTGGCCAGTTCAGTCCTACTTTATTCAATGACAGATAGAGCTTTTTAGCGCCCCCTCCGTACACCGTAAGAAACCCAATTGTCTTTGCTGGGAACCTCTGCGAACCTTTATCGACGGCATCAACAGGTATATCCCAGATCATTGCGGCGGTTTTGGAGTGTTGGTCCTCTCCATTGCGAAACGTCTCGCACAGAAACGGGTCACCGGAGATGTGAGCGAGCACACGCATCTCAATACCGGAGTAATCTGCGCCGAACATGATGTGGCCGGCACGGACGATAAACGCTTTCTTGATACGCTTGCCGAGCTCCGTTCGGGCGGGCAACGCGAGCACGTTTGGATCGAATGCAGACAGTCGCCCGGTTATCACGCTTGTAATGCGGAAATTAGGGTGAAGCGTACCGTTCTTGACGTACTCAGGGATCTTATCCGCATATGTGCTTTTAAGCTTTAGCAGCCCCCGATATTCCAGCGTTTTGCTTAGAAGCCAGTGCGCAACCTCCCACGATTCGGACTCCTCAGTGTCGAGCTCCAACATGTTAATCAGCGTTTGGATGTTAGGCTCATTCAAGCTAGGCTGGCCTGAATCCGTTTTCGTCGGGGGCATTGGTATATTACCGAGACCGTCATAGAGAAATTCCGTAAGTTGTTTTGACGAATTTAGGTTCAAGTCTGTCCCCAGCTTATCCTTAATCTCACCATGGATCCCTAGCATCTTACTCATAAGCTCATCTGACAGCGTCTTGAGCGCCTCCAGATCGGGATAAAGCCCGTATTCCTGCATGCGATTGATAAACGTAATGGCACCTAGGTCGTTCTGTATGCTTTTGCCTAGCTTATTACGTCGGATCTCCTCTTCAAGGATCGGCAATACCTCATACGTCGCATGTGCGTCTCGGGCGGAGTAGTATATCGCATCTTCGAGCGGGATATCATCGAGAGTCGGCTCGGGCATATCGCCAAACTTTTCAATGGCGGGCGCTTTATCCGCATGGTCCCATTTCTTCCAACGCTCTCGTAGATCTGCTTTCTTGATTTTGTCTTCCGCGAGATCAGATAGAAGCCTGTCGAGCTTGCGATTCAATGGCCACGGTTTCTTTGCAACCATCTTCCCGCCTTTGAACTCGGTACGCGGCGGAGTCGGTCCCCAGTCGTAATCCGCTATCTCCATTATATACTTGAACGCAAGGCTTGCGGACGGCTTAGCAATCATGTCTCTGTAGGATTTCATCTTCATGCCGCAATGGCGCATGGCGAGGGGCTTCAAGCCCTGCGGCTCTACTTGTAATTGGTATGACAATACCTGGCTATCCGTAAACTGCATACGTTCCACACAGAGAACTCCAAGAACCTTAAGCATACGAATATCGTATAGCGCATTATGGTAAATTATCCGGGGGCGATTCCGATTAAGCGCGTCGTCGAACGCTTTTATCAAACGGGCGCCATTGGGTCCATGCAGTCGAATGACGTAAGCAACGCCAGATTCAGAGCAAAAACTCAGCCCCCAAGGGTTGTAAGGCGTCCCTTCAGTATCGACAGCAACCGATCCCTTCAGCTTGCGTCTAAGAAGCTTCACGGCAACTGGTACAGACATCTTGTTGATATCAATGTATTTGGGAGATGGGTGTTTGTCTCGAATCCTCTTAAGCGGGAGCTCCCCCCTTAGGTAGCGGCCTAATTGTCTATAGTCGTACTCGATGAAAGGCTGTAGATCGTGGTTATGCATCCCTCCGGCTGGGTGGTAGAGCGGTACAACCCACCCTTGATAGCCAGTGGCCTTTGAGCGCGCCCATTGGGCTTTCCCATGGACCACATCCATCGAACACCGGGGGCCTAAAAAGAACCGCGCGGAAAACGCTCCAACCGCACCGATGATGCCCGGGTTTACCTCCTCAATCTCCGCGCTCAGCTTGCTTACGTCTCGGGAGATCTCCCAAGGTAGGGGATCCGGGTCGCCTTCTTTGTAGTCTTTAACCAGGTTGGTTTTGTAGTACGAGTATTTCCGTATCCCTGCCGCTGCCATGTAGCGATCTTGCTCGCGGCCAGATGCGCCCACAAATGGAAGCCCAAGCTCGGCTTCCGTCTTGCCAGGGCGCTCTCCGACAACCATTAGCTCCGCAGGGACGGGGCCATCCCCGGGCACCCAGATCTGCTTAGGCTTACGATTCATTCCGTTTTCGCACTACCATTGTCAACGTCTTATACTCACCGCGACCGACATGAGAGAGCTCAATCTGCACGATATCATCGTAATCTAGGTTAAGGTATTGCGCGGCTTCGTCCGGAATTGCAATAGCCTTAGGGTTTGAGCCTTCCCGCCCGTGGTCTAGAAGGCGCTTACCTTCCGTAACGAACCCCAATACCAATTTTACACAGTCTGTGCAACGGTAGGCGCCGCCTATAAGGCTCCATCCTTCTGGAGGTTCGGGGCGCCTATCGTCATGGGCTAACTGATACAGTACAGATTCGTGCAAACCTGAGTAGGCAATTCCTGGTAAATCTACCGCGTTCGGGCAGAAATCGCATTCGATCGATGCTCTTGTTGTTATCTTAATCGCCATTGTTTGAGCCCCTCACTCCCAGCTCTTTCATAATCCGTTCCGCTTTTTTAGCGCCGATGCCGTTTATCTTCACCCAGTCTTCTACCTGAGCATCGACCATCGCCTTGACAGTAGAGAATCTCTCAGCAATACGTAATGACAGCTCCCACCCAACGTTCGTTAATTGCGAAGCGAAATACTGTGTCTTAGACACATTACCAATCTCTGTCCCCGACGCTAAACTACAGATAGCCCCACTCTTGTTAAAGACCTTGTAGCTTTTGTGTTTCGCCCAGTCTTTTTGCCACCATTGATATAGCTCAATCAATAGCATGATCGAATCCCGTTTATCCACCGCCTGCAACAGCCTAACAGGCGCTTGATGTGTGATGGAGAGTAGCCAACCGCGAAAGTCCGCGAGCGTTGTCACGCCCATTGGCACCTTTGGCGACTTGATATATCCACGGTTGTCCTCCCTTGGCATCCCGATTAAGAGTAGATAGCTGACATCGAAGGTTTCGATCATTCCGGGAATCTGATGGCACGCAAGCCGCCCGTTCTTCATGCAACTCAGCGCGTCCGACATGGTTTTGATTTCCACACCGATTGAGAGCTGGCCTTTTGGCCCCTTGCCGAAGAACGCCACGTCCCCGAAGTCGAGCTGCGTGAGCTCCACACCAAGTCGCCTAGGCATCGCGTCCTTTAGGTGCTTTGAGCCGATACGGTTGTCCACTAAGATCATGGTTTCTGCTCAAAGCGGGATTCGCTCTCCTCAACCATCCCGCGAAGCAAATACAGATAGTTGATGAGATCGTTGATTCTCCCTTCGATTGGTTCTGACGCTACTTTACCGCTTCGAACGAAGTGGCGGATTGATGACCAATGCTTTTGCGCGAACACGTACCAGACATGTCGGGGCTCAATACCGCAGTCCTCACTTGTTCTTTTGAAATTACGTAACGCGTCGTCATCGCCCGCGTATTCCATACCCTTTGTGTCACGGAGCTCAGAACAAGCCTGCTGTACTTCAGTCACGAGATTTTCGAAGTCTTCACGCCTCATCTTCCCAAACCTCCACACCCCATTCATCTAAATCAGCGTCGGGGAACAGATATTCAACCAATTCTGCAAAGCACATCGCGGGCTGTAGTGTCTGGTTAAGATCCACATTTGGCCGGCATTTGTTGAAGTAGTACATAAATTCCGCGTCCCCCCCGTCTCCCTTTACAATGCGAGCTGTAATGTCAACTTGAGTGTGATAGAGAATAATATCTTTCTGCCCGTCGAATTCCTTCTTTCCTGTATTTTTGTCATTTACCCATTTGTCCTTCATCCTGTGAAGCGTAATAAAATTCATATTCTCACAGCGCTTCACCCGTGCTATGAGAGCGTTGTATTCCATTTTGAGTTTTGTGTACCACAGTGGCGGCGCTTTTTCAATTCGGGTTGTCCGAGCGAAACGCAAAAACCGATAGAAATCGCTTGCGGTGTCCCATACTAAAGTCCTCGGCGGGTCATCTTGATCCATCAACTTAAAACAATCGGATTTCCAATCGGACACGCAGTCGGCGCACTCTTCAACAACTTCTTCGATCTCTTTCTCGGAAACATCCTTGTAATGCATTGTGGTTTCTTCGATTCGGGGAGGGTCGTACTCTTTGAGCCAAATCTCTTTACCACGTTCGGCAAACTTTTCAACCATGCTATCGCTTCCCAAGTCGAGGGATTGCACCAAAATAGGATCAGGGGCGGTAAACGCAAAATGGTTTTTGCCGCTTCCTTGCTGGCCGGTGATGTTGATCATCAATTTAGGTTTAGGCACAGAATTCGCCCTTTCAAACCCGAGCTTTTTGTATTTACTCGTCATCGGTGTAGTCCTTTGCTGTTAGACCCATCCCTGGTTTTTGGCGTGAGCTTTAAGCACTTCAAAATTCTGCGACAGCTCTTCGTCTGTGAACGTCAGGTCATACATACGCCAACTGTATTTCGTCCTATCACTATCGAAAAATTGGTAACGACCGTTGACGTAGAAAACCCTGAATCGAACCGTGTGAAGGCCTAGCATATGTAAGTACGCTTTGGATTGGAGCATCCAATGGTGGTAAGACGGGTCAGTAATGTGTTTTTTGGCGGATTTCCACGTCGCTTTGTACTCCTCGATGATCGGTACGCCTGGATCTGCCGGTACCGGCGGGTCAGGGGCAAGGTTAATCCCATCCGGTGTGCCGTAGATTCCGTCCTTTTCTACCTCTCCGGGATGTGGCACAACGTTGTCATGGTTAAATAGATAATGCCCGAGCCACTTTTCCATCGCTAGGCCAAAGAGGATCATCTCGCGTGCGTCTTGGATATTGCCGCCGTATTTCTTGGGGTCTTTTTTGACGAGAATATCTGATGTAATGTCAGAGACATGAAGCCCTTTGGAACGCGTTGGGTCATTGAGGAGTTGCGGGCCTAAGAATTTGTGCTCGGTTATTTTCATTATAGAATTCCTAGAACCATAAGTCGCAGTACTAAGTGTGCAGGGTCTTTAACGCGCTCGATCGGACATTTAAGGGGGACTCGATTCCAACTCTGATCCATACAAAACATCCTAGGTTTATAGACATCCTCTGGCCACTGCTCGGATATCTGATTCAACGTTTGTGCGTGGTCTTCGACGATCGCTGCGTAGAACGGAAACGGCACCCGTTTATTAATCCGTGACGTGCACGCTTGGATAAACCATGTCGCTTTTTCCGCCGGGCTACCAAAGCTTTTAATCGCAACAGTTTTGTCAAAAACACTTGAAGCCTTCATGTGGGGAGTCACCCATTTGTAATCCCCTCGCGCCGTCGCTATGGTGATGTGCGCCCGTCTTGTGAGCACCTGCATGGTCTGCTTGGCGTAGGGGTAAAACTGTGGAACCATATCGCGGAAAATAACATGAAATGTTTTGAGGACTTCTTCGGAGGATAGGCCATACTCTGCAGCTAGATTATACTGCGTAGGCGGAGCGCAAAGATCGTGTAACTGTAAAAACGGTGTAACTAGATCAACAAACACCCCATCAAGGTCACATACAATATTAGGTTTCTTTGCCATTACTGCCCCCTCAGCTCCGGGGTGCCAGGGCTATCCCTGGCACCCTGATCCGTACGTTATTCTTCGTCCTCAACCGTGAGAACCTTGCCGTCGAAACTGAAGAGCTCGGACTCTTTCAGGTTCTCAGTTTTCTTCGTCCAAGCGATGACCTCTTTGCGTTGAGTGGGCTTTATTTTCAGCCGAAGAAGTTTCCCGGGCAGCGCGGTCCGCTTGATCGACCCGCCAGCCGCTTTGACAGTCTCGTAGACAGCCACTTCCGGATCAAAGTCACCCCCGGCGTCGTCGGCGGGGTCCTCTTCTTCCTCTTCTTCCTCTTCTTCCTTTGCAGCCGCCTTGGACTTCGCGAGAGGCTTTCGGCGGGTCTTTGGACGAGTGTCCTTTTCTTCCTCTTCTTCTCCCAATTCATCCTCATCCGCGACGAATTCGTCCTCTCCATCGCTGTCGGTATCCTCTTCGATCGAGCCTACAAAGCGCTGATAGTCATCGGTCTCTTCAGCGCCAGGCAAAAGGTAGATCTCAGATGGGACCAGGACCATGATCTGCGCGCCTTCTTTGGTTTTGCTCTTCCGCCCGGTAAACTCCGCGAGAGGGCGCTGGATCCATTGCGCGTGAAGGCCTTCGAGCTTGCTGATGTCACCCGAGTGGAGGAGCTTCGCGGGAACACCAAGTTGTTGCAGCTGAGCAAACAGCACAGCCGCTTTTGTGGTACGCCCGATGCTTTCCTGTGAGCCGGTGCTCTTGAGGCGCTTGCCGCCGTCAACCACCGCGAAGTTGTCACCCGCGTCGCTGCCCATGCTGTACGCCTGCGGATAAGTTTTTTCATCCCCAGCGAGATGGAGCATCGCAACGGTGTTGTTGCCCGTCGCCCCTCCATAGTCAAACTTGTCATCGAACCTAGCTCGATAAATTGTGAACTCCCCACCGAAGGTCCCAGTATCCACTTGGTCTTCAGCTGAAAGGCCCACGTACTTTTCAGTTGGCTTTTTTGCCATTTCGTCATTCTCCTTTTGTTGGTGTTTTTGGTTTAGATGAAGCCGTTGGGGTTCCAGCAATCCCGATATCAAATTGCGACAACCGTCTTTCAATCTTCGTGACCAGGCTCTGTAACGCATCGAAATCTTCTAATGTCTCGATATAAGCGTACATAATTTTGCTGTCCGCCAAAGTATCCATATTCTCTCTGATAAGGTGGCTAAACAGCCGAGCGTGAGAGGCGCGCGCATTACCTAAAAACAATTCCATCAGCGAGATTAACTCGCTATTGGGCGTGTCATCTTGTTTGGATTTACTCATTCTACCCTCCGAGAGGCTTTTGTGTGGCGTATAGGCAGCGTCGCGACCTTACGTAAAGAGTTCATGAACCATTTTGGAGCGAACCGCTTGTTTGCCCAGATGAACCAGTCCCAAAAATTGTTGTCGACAATAAACGTCTCACAAAAATCGTCTTCCGCCCTTGTTGCTCGGCCCGACGCTTGGACGATCTCTTGCATAGCGATATAGGATGCATAGGTCTTGTCGAGCTCTATGCGTTTTTTCATGATGGGTGAGAATAGATTAGGCCAGGGCACCTTAGCGATGATTTGGAATCGACACTCATCGTACGGGAAATCAAGCCCGGTGGTTGACGATGGCGATAGGAATACTCCGTTAGATGACTTGCGAAATCTGTCAAGTGCGTAGTCTTTATCCCGCGCGTCAGTATGTGTAATGATTCTGTGGGGGTATTTAGTGAGATCGTGTATAAGCTCTGCGCGTTTGTAGCTAACAGCGTGTATGATCCCTTTTGTATGCGGATGGGCTTTTAGGATTAAGTCCATACGATTCATCCACCAAGAATTCTCCGACGGTGTATTGTTACGGCTCACTCGAACAGACGGCAGGAAACTAACTCGTCGGTTTTTGACAGGGAACGTATGAGGAAAGCTACAAACCTCTACTTCGTCCTTCTCGATACCTAGCAGGTTGAGCGTCTTTCGTGTCGCAGTGGCGGAGACTAGGTAAATCTTATCGACACCCGCAAACAAGTAATCTTCGGCGAATTTCGCTGGCGACAGGGGGTCGAACATGATCTTTTTTTTGCTTGTTGCATCTGGGACCCAATTATCAGGATCGCCATGTTCGCTAAGCGTCTTCATCCCTCGCTTCAGTCGCGCTAATCTACTCGCTTGGTGTATCCCCGCTGCACTCTTGTTGTAGGTTAACTTTTTCCTACCCCATATAGTCACGAACGTTTTCGCAAAAGCTACCCAATCCTCGGGCTTCGAAGTCCTAGGGTAAGTGTCGCCACAAAACTCACGAAGGTCCTCGTACCGGAAACTCACGCCAAGGAAATTTGCAAGCTCTTTCGGCGCAGAATGAGCTTCGTCTAAAACCAACAGATCGAAGGCGCCCATCTTGCTTAGGTTGTGCATGTAGTAGCTATAATTCGTAACCACTAAATTAGAGGTAACCATCTTGTCAAACGCTGCATAATACGTACATTGCTTATCCCCGCTACCCGCGGAGATACGGCTGCAATCTATGTTGTAATTACAAGGGCCTAAATCAACCGTAATTAGTGGGTTGTTTGGCTCCTCTTTACACCCGTAGTTGTTCTTTCCTCGGATGTCAGACACCAACTCCTCGTAGTCCCTGATGATTTGGTTCTGTAATGCTTTTGTCGACGTGAGGATACACGTGCGCCCGCCCATCAGAAGATGTTGTGCAACGTATGTTAGGGTTTTGCCGCCGCCTGTGGGGATAGTGTGTAATACGAATCGCGCCTCAGACTTCAAAGCGCGAACGATAGCGGCATCTTGGTACTTACGCCACTTAGTGAATTTTTCGGGCGCGCCTATCTCTTTAGGTTTGGGGAGCATGTTAGCTGATACTTTTGACCATGGAAAGGCTTACGCCCGTCATCTGTTTTTCGATACCTTCAAACGCGCGGTTGAAATCTTGTAGATATTTGTCACGCCAATGCGAATGTTCCATGTCTTTAATTTTTTGTCGTACTTGAGCGATAGTCCGAGCCGCTTCGGCCACCGCACCGCTCATGACGAGACGGTTTATGACCTCTTGGGAGCGCTGGATTGTCTGCTCAAAAGACATGAGTTCTTCCTGCGCAGCAAGGATCTCTAGGATCGATTCCACTTGCGAGATTGAGGATTTGATCATGAGAGAGTTTTTGAGCTTTTTGTGTTTGGAAAGACGGCGGATATGTTCGCGGACAGCATGTCGGATGAAATCCCCTTCCGCTTTGTACTCGTCCCCGTATTCGTTGACGAGCTCGCGGATGACTGCGGCTGATTGGGGTTGTATAGAAAACGTAATGCGCGTTGAGTGGCCTTTGTCATCGACCGTAACACGCGACTTGCGGAATCCAGTTCGGTCAATACCTGAAAACGGGTCCTCTTGAGGCTCATCATCAAAGTTGTTACTGACAGATAGGGATAGAAATTTGTCATGAGTCATTGTTAGCCTCTTTCCATTTGGCGTAGTGGTAGCGCGTGCGACACCCCGGCTTGCAGAATTTATGATCTGAACGTGCAGGGGTGAACGTCACATTACAGAATATACACTGCCTGTTGGGGTGTTGAACACGGATCGATTCATGTGTCGAGACCCAACCAAGCTTCGCCATTCGCCGTTGCTGGTGGAAGTTCGGACGGCCCGGCTTGTTCCCCATCACCATGAAGCGGGGGTCTTTTCCGGCGGCTCGCCGTTCCCACTTGTGGATCGACTCGAGCAGGTTTTTGCGCTCGTCGCGACGGGTGACTGTCGGGAGAATCTCTCGCAGGCGTTTCAGATACGCTCGCGCGCCGTCCCGGTCACCAGGGGACAGAACAGGGCAGTCAAGGTGTCGTTTGCTCATTTGTCTATGCTAAGCGGTTTTGGTTGACGCTGTCAAGCCTGCAGAAAAAAGGGCTGCTAGCCGCAGCCCCAAAAAGTAATATTACCCCGCGACAGCATGTAATATTACTTATTCAACTTAGCTTCCAGCCGTTCGATCTTCGCCTCGACTTTGTCGGTGAGTCGCTGGACCTGACCGACGAGCGTTGCTAGGACCTCGGTGTTTTTGCCTACGTACTCGTTTGACTGCTTGAGAATCAGCATGAGCTGATCGTTGGATTTCACCCCGGACGCGGTCATGAATCGTAAGAAAAGGAACAACATGCCGAGAGCGAGCACCGCAATGACAACCGAATGGGGCGCGATGGTTCCGGTCGTCTCGATCGTTTTCTCCAATATTTCAGCTTGTGTACCAGAGATTATTTTCAATGTGGGAATCATGATGTTAGTCTCCTTACCTACTGTAATAATGCTCCCGTCGACGCTGTAATATTACTCATCTGGTAGAATAAGGGCGGAGAGGGGCCGAACGTATGAAAGGACGCGCACCTGTATCTCACCAAACACCGGCCCTGTGGCGGCCTGAGAGACATCGATCCGTAACAGCCCGTTGTCTACCCCCGATCCCGAGCTCGGAGCGAGACAGCGGCGCGCGTAGGACGTGGCATCGGGTATTTTGCGCGCGGCATTGTCGGATGTGGAGAGTGTCGGCCCGGTCGCGTACATGTCCACCCAAGAGGACCCGTCCCATTTGAAAACGTCTAAGTTTATATCAGTGTTAGGGTTAGCGTCCGTGAAGAGTCCCACATCTTCCACACGCGCCGCGTCCCAAATACGATGCAGGAGCTTGGCGCCCGTCGTGATCCCTGATCCGAACTGGTAGTTGAACGTCTCGCGTCTCGGGATTGCCGGGATTGTGTCTGCGGGTGGAACGGCACCGATTAGAACCGTAGGCTGAGAGACGTACATGTCGCCAGTAGCGGCCAGCTCCGCCTGCAGAATGAGCTTGTCAGCGTTCGCGGCGATGGTGTGAGTCAGAGTCATCAACTGCCAGTCGTCATCGCCGTCGTGGGCGTCTGTGCGCGTCGGTGAGCCTGTGCCGCCGTCATTCAGCGCGATCTTGGCGTTTGTGGAGTCGGATTTGACCCAGACTGCGACGACGATCGGCACGCCATCGAGCCCGTCGTCATAGGATGCGGTGGTCAAGATGTTGTAATCGAGCGAGTCCGTACCCGAACCCGAGTAGGTCATTTTCGTTGCGAAATCCCCCTTTTTCCGAGTGGTATCCGCGAGCCCGGTCCCGGTGCGCGCGATCGTCGGGCTGCCTGACTTTCCCCAGAGAGCCGGGGGGTTGGCGTCTCCGTTGTGCCAGATGAGGAAATCGGAATTCGCGATGAGGTTGATGCCGAACAGGGATTGGTCAATAGCCTGAAAGTTGCTCCGGACGTCCGCCGAGACGGTTTTGGCGCCGTCTGCAGGCTTGTTGCGGTTGTAGGTCATGGGCGTCTCCGTATGTGCTGGTCTACGTCATCGTGCAGCTTTTGAATCTGGCACCCAAGGCTCTCAAAGCGTCGGGAGTGGCGTCTCAGGCGCGCCACACGGTGGGACCACCGAGCGAGCATGCTTCGCAGCTCCTCAAACGGCAACGGGGCGACGCGCCTTCGGTGCTCTAACATCTGGGATTGCAGCGCTTCCAACTCGCTGGACTCCGCGTCGGTGAGCTCTCCATTGATGTCCTTGTCAATCAGCGCGCATCGGCGCGCGTTCTTCGCATCGGTCCATCGCGTCATTTCAGCTTGCCCTTTTTACGGCCGGCCCGACCCCGACCTCTCCCGCGACCCGGGCCGGAGTCGTCATCGCCCCCGCCACCACCGCCCGATTGGAGGATTTCCGGTAGGTCCATCCGCCGCGCGAAGTCGCGCACGATCTTGTGGTACTCCGCACGCGCCAACTTGCGGCCGGCCGCAGCGAGCTCAGGCGGTAGCTCGGTCAGCCGGTTGATGTTTTCCTCCAACGATAATTGTATCAGCATATCAATGTTGTCGCGAGAGGCGGCGATACCCAGCTCGTGAAGCGCCGACGTAACCCCTTGCTTCGTAAGGCTATAGGCTTGTTTGATCGCCTCAAGCGCTTTCCGGTCGATGAATTTCTTTTCATGGTCTGGGTCCGCTAAGGGCTTAAAGTTGAATGACATAGAAGGGATCCCCTCGAAATTTTGTCACGCTTTGTAGCTGAGCTTGCCCTCAATTTTAGCACCTAAATGAAGCCCTGCAAAGATCGATTGCATCGACTGGCACCAGCCGGGAGCGATGTCGTAGCGGTTTTTCGGGTCATGGCCATCCTGTCCTATGTAACGACAGTGGCATCCACCAAAACTGACAGGGTTCGCCGCGCAGTCCCCACAATCGAAGCCCTTTGGTGTCCGCATCTGGGAGTTTTTGATCCCACTGACTTCTGTAAGTCGGGTCTGGTTAATGACGGGGTCGTGGAATACGTCACCCACTTTGTAATATTCTGCGGTGCCTTCCGCCACACCCGGCTCGAACGCTTTGAACGCCATCTCTTGGCTCGGGTACAGATAGCCTTCCGGTGTTAACGCAAGCATTGATAGCCCAGTTCCGCACGGCTGCAGAGGTTTTGAACTACGAATGTAAGTTTCGTAGAATTTACCAGCCCAATTTGATGACATGGATTTCCGTATGCACAACCGCATCACCCGCTTCATGAAATCTTGTAGCATGATTCGGGACTCCGGCTTCCATTCTTTGAGCCAATTGATGTTGAAATTTAGTTTCTTGAATCCGCGGTCGATCATCCAGTGGAGATCATCTGTCGAGAATGGAACATCTGGGTCAAGTTGCCAAGCGATCTCGAGACCGGGTCTCCATTTGAGTAGGGACTCGGGGTCTATTACGTCCCATGAAGGTTTTCCTTTGTAGTAGAAACGCTGCTTGTCGTGTATCCATGGTGGGCCGTCGAGAGACAGTAGCATCCCTACCTTATGGCTATCCATGAATGACATAAAATCATCGTCGAGCATGGTGCCGTTTGTGGTGATTGACCATTTCAAATTAAGAGGGGAGTTAGACCATTCCGTCACGACCTTTTTGATGAGGGGTTTATTGAGAAGGGGTTCGCCTCCATACCAAATGATGTTGAGGTTTTTGTCCTTCTTACACCAATCGTTGATGAGCCATTCAAACGCGCGATCGGCAGTCCTTGGCGGCATCATCTTGAATAGTCCCGCATTCTTTTGCCATTTCCATTGGTGACTGCCCTGGTAGCAATAACTACAATCCAAGTTGCATGTTCTCGTGTTGACAAGCCAAAGTGTTTTCATTATAGATCTTCGTCTCCGGACTCTCTGCCTGATTGACAGATTGACTGACATTGCGATTGGCAATGGGTTTGACACCCTACCTGACAGTTCAGTTCACACGTAGATTGGCAATTCAACTCACAGTTAGATTGACAGCTAACCTCGCATGTAGACTGGCACGTTACCTGGCACCCGGTCTGGCAAGTGATTTGGCAACCAGACTGGCACCCTTGTTGGCAAACAGTTTGACATGACGATTCACACGGTGATTGGCAACCGAGCTCACAAGCTGTTTGGCAGGAAGACTCACACGGAGTTTGACAGCCCCCGCCCTCACACCCTCCCTGACAAGCAAGCTCACACGTAGCCTGACATGAGCTTTGACATGTGTCCTGACAAGTCAGCTCGCACGTCGATTGACAGGCAAGTTGACAGGTATCTTGGCACGCACTCTGGCATGCAATTTGACATGATGCTTCGCAAGTCTCTTGGCAAGCGATTTCGCACGTATCCTGGCACGATTGTTGGCACGTTGACTGACAGGATGATTGACAGAATCCTTGACACTCATTAACACACGCTTGGCTCGCAACCGTTACGCGATCGTCAGTCGCGGTGAACTGTACCAGGCCCGACAGCGCGTCTTTCGATAGAGATATAATCCGGAAAATTTCATTTGAGATTTGGCCCGACTTACCGAGTCCTCTTCGCTTCAAGATCTTAAACTTGTCACCTACTTCCTTGCGCATCAACTTCCCCCCGATGACTGTGCCTTGTATCTTGCGCGCAGCAGATGATGACAGTTCGAGAATCCGTGACGCTAAGGACTCCGCATTGTCCGTGATCTTTAGATACGTCTCTACAGGTTTTATGTCCGGACGTCCCAGTAATACGGAAACTGACGTGTCGGAGCGTTCAACGGACTCAAACGTACCGCGCGAGGGGTCTTGGTCGAAATCCACACGGATCTTAGCGAATACCTCATTTGAGGCTCTTGACGAAGAGAAATCAGAAATATCGTAATCAAACACAGTAGTTATATTGTCGGCTACTGTACCTACATAAATCTGATAGAAGATTTTGCCTGAGCCATCAATGATGATGTTCCCGAGATTACTACGCTCCAATGTGTCAAAGATTTCGCTTGTGCTTGTGCTTTCACGGAGATAGATGCTAAGAGATTCCGCAGCGGTATCTCGAGCGAACAAAAAGCTAGTCGTGTCGATTGCGCTCGACGGTTTACCCATGAAGCGCACAAGGAGCGTCTGGAGAATGTCGGCCCCTATCTCAATAAGAGCATCTGCGGTGCCCGTGAAGGTTCCGCTAGCGTCGTCTCGATACCCTTTAGCGTCCGTTCGCAGGATGTGATCGCGATCAACGTCGTCAAATATTGCGTTGTCGGCTTCATAGCTTAGCGACCCCGTGTTGTCGTCCCCGAGATTGAACCCTAGCAGCCCCCAACCAGTGGAGCTAGAATGGGACCCCGTTTTTGTAAGTAGGTTAGCAGTTCCGGCATCCTTTGAAACCGTGATTTGATGCGTGGTATTACTGTATGCACAATTCCAGTCGGCCGCGCCAGCGTCTCTTAGCTGCGTCTGCACATGTGCTGCTAAAGACTGCGCCGTGTAGAGTCCCGACGTCAACTCGGCGGTAAGCTCCGCACCCCCTTCATTGAAGTCCAAACGAGAGTTGGTGTCGAGCACGCGGTATGGACCCACATCGCGAGAGATAGTGAATCTACCGTTGTCAACATCCGTTGTATAGTCTGTCCCATCGACAAGCTCTAGCCGCTCGGTCGTTAACCTTAACCCTGCGAATTCCTCAGACGTGTAAGCATAGACTGTGGTTATTTCTTTGATACCGTTTGGGGCTCTACTTACATCCGCGACCTCATAGACCCCATAATCGTTTGCAGTTACGTTTACACGAAAAGGTGTGATGTTGGATTTCACCCCGAAAAATACAGGTTTTATACGTCCGTCAGTTTTTGTAAGGCTTAAATTGGGAAGGTCGTCTTCAGAATAGAGATCCGTCGCAATCTGCTGATGGAAGAACGTTCGCTCGTCATCCAAATCGAACGTCGCTATGTCATCTGTGATGTTGATGCGCTGGATTAGGCCTGTCATTTGAGCGAAATACTGGTTGACGTCGAGCTCAACAGTCGTTCCATCAGACGCCTCAATGGCACCCCCGATCTTGACGATGACAGACTGACTCATCCATTGTAGTTCGGCAACCAAACGTTCGATGAATCCATCGGAATTGATTAACGACACGTCCCCACTACCTATTTGTTTCCCTGCGAAATAGATATCAGGCGAACCCGTCTCAAGACTAGGGATGGAGGAATTGGAGACCCGGGGGTCATAAGGGTAGTAACGATAGATTCTCTCCATCACGATACCGTCATACAACACGATCGATGTACCGCTGCCGCCCGATTTGGTTTCGAACGTTACGACATGATTACCACTACTCTCTGCGCGAAAATCCACGATGAATCGTTTCCAAGCGTCTCCGGTATTGTTGAGGTCAATATCTCCATCAAAACTCGCAACGTCTTCCCAATTGGTCCCGTCTGTGTGTACAAATGCATTGGGTGTTGCGAAGTTATCACGGACCCGTATTACCCCCTGCGTGGCGTTCGTGCCTATCGTTTTGTAATACCCGTGTAGACGATAACGGTGGCCGGAAACTAATGTAATGTTCCCTGTAGTTAGAATAGTCTGCCCACCGACTGTTGTATCAGCCGCTGTAAGCCTCGCTGCGGAAGAATTTATCTTTACGTCAGTGGTTTCTTCGTCGACGGTGCCCGTTCCTGTCTTGGTGAAATTGTCAGGCGAGCCTCCAGTCCAATTTTCAAAGTCCCCGTTTGTTACGAGATTGTTGCCGGATAGATCGGGAAGAATTAGTGCTTTTGACGCGAAATGAAATGGCACAACGGCGGCTACTGTGGTGTCTGACGGATCGCTGCCATCCGAAAGATTGACGTAGAGCTGTCGCACTTGGTCCCAACAATTAATGACGGTCCCGGGGCCGGTCCCTGTCGCGGTTGTTCCCGCAGATGTGAAATCGCCGCTGCTACCCCGATTGCTGGTGAAGTCCCCATTCACGAAAAAGATGAGCGGCTGCACGCCGTCCGCAAGGGAGCCATCTTCGCCAAGATTTTTTGGCGTACTCCCAGAGAAAAACTTGGCTAGCTCGGTTGAATCATTCGGATTATGTAGTACTGGATGGAACCACAGATTCGCCAGCTCACCGTTTAGTTGTTGAGTGCCCGCTAGTTGCCCGATTTCGTACTCACCCCCGGTCAAATCGATATCGTTCGCGGGGCTAGCTGTGGACGATCCGACAACTACACCGTCAACCGCTACGTAGGTTGTTGCTGATGTATCGAAACCTACCATAACATGATGCCAGTCCCCATCCGCCGTAACAGTGACTGAGCTGGTGATGGTAAACATCGTGTTATTTGACGAATCTTTTGCTATGACACGGATATTGTCGTCATTGTCACGTAGCACGTTGATCCGACCGCTACCGCTAACGTTGTGTGCGAAGATTTGTTGTGTAGTCCCGTCCCCACCGTTGAATTTAACCCACGTTGAGAAAGTAGCTACGCTGCTATCAAACGCGCCGGACAAGCTTGCTATTTCGTATTGTGTGTTTGTACCGTTGAAGACAGCGGACTCCCATGCGGGTGCATCCCAAAACGAGCCATCATCCCAGTTGATAACCGGCGCATCAAAAACCTCATCCACATCGTAGAAAAATGTCCCAACGGTCGCGATGCAATCCGCGAGGGTGTCAGCTCTTGAGAGTACCTCATCGGCGGTTTTGACGGATATCACATCGCGCACCACGTCATCAAATACGAAGTCGTGCACGGAAACGTAAGTCGTTCCTGAGTGTAACGACCAATCAGCGACTTCGACTACCGGGCGCAACTCAACAGTCGCTACGCGATTCGGGTCTGTTAAATCGAGAAGCTCATCTAGATCGGGCGAACCCGTCGTGACACCCAGCCTTCCGTTTCGTGCAGCCATCAGCCTAAAGACTCCTGAATTGGCACGGCGATGCGCCAATGGGTCGGGGGCACTTCTGTAATAGCTAGTGGAGATGCGCTGTGACAATATAGCATATCGGTTGAGTCATTTTGCGGGTCGAAGAAAAAGAACAGCGGCCGGCCTATCCGCCGGTCCCCAGACATCGTCTCGAAACTTGTTTTGTCAGCGTTGGTCATGCCCATGAACTCGATGCTAAATTGGCGCGCAGCCTGCTTAACGTTTTGGAACCCTGCGCCTTGATCTGCTAACTGAATAGCTGTAAGCTCCACACGGTCGATCGCCATTTCGAAGGCGTGCGCCCGGGAAGGTTGAAAATAGGCGCCTACAAAAGCCACACCTATACTGTTGTACCCGGTGCTCGACTGCACATCGTCAAATTCAAGCTGCCAAAAGCGATAAGTCTGCTCACTGAAAAAATCTAAGCGGAAGGTGTCATCTGTGTTGCTATCTGCGAGCACTTGGCTGAACGCGGGAGAGATCCAGCTATCGGATGAATTGCCATGAAGGGTCACGGTCCCCGTGCTATCAATATTGTGGTCAAGCACGATACCCAGCTCTACCGTCTGCGCTTGGGGAAGGACATAAGTGATCCGATGGCGCGATTGGTGGCTGGCGTTATCCGCAGTGTACGACGTAGCACCAGTGTCGTCCGCAGAGACATCGAACCCAAGATCCACACCAATAGATGTTGACGTGTTAGAACCTGTAGACCATTCAAGCCCTATCGTATCTGACCCAGTATCTCGCGCGATTACAAATTTGTTCGTCGATGCGTTGTAGGTTACAGAATAGGTATTGTCAGTAGCCGCAGCGTCCATTTGGGTTTCAATCTCAGCGGCCATTAACGCGCCCGTCGCGTAGTTGCCCGCTGTGATCGTTGCGGTGGCATCACCGGTGGTACCCTCGGTAAAATCTAATTTGTCATTATACCCTGCGACGATAGTCCATCCTGTTTTCGAGCGCCATTGCTTGGAGCGCAGCTGATCAATTGAAAACTTCCCTTTGAAAGTGGGCTGCTCGCTTGATGCGGCAATCGTTGTTCCCGCGAATTGTAGGAAATTCTGCCATGCGAATCTTGGTGTGACGTCTGCCACGATTCCCCCTAGAAATTTCTCACAGCGGACGGGTGGATACGCATCGATCGCTGTTTGGAGCGCCGCTCGATTTCAGGAACCACCGCCCGCGCAACTTCTTTATCCCCGATCATAACAGGAACCACCAACGTAGTAGTTCCGCCGTTTCGCTGCCCGCGCCCGTCCTTGTCAAAACTGACGCGCTCGGGACCTGCCTCTCCCACGAGAAGGTTGGTGGGGCCGAATGCCGTAAAGGGCACTGCGGCGGCCGCCCGTCGCTGGCGCCGTGGGACCGGGACCTCACGGAAGCTCGGGATGGAGACGTCGGGTACCCGAATAGAGCCCGCCGCCCGAGCCGCATCCCGGAAAGTCGACTTCAAGACTCCCACTTGCTCAGCCGCTGTGCGTAGCCCCCCAACAACATCGGTTGTCATCACCGCAGTCAGATCCTTCGCCGCTTGCTGGGTGTCTTCCATGGCGGCGGTTGAGGTTTCCGCCTGGCCTTCGAGCTCAATGCCGAACGCCTCTGCCAGAGTCGTCATCCCCTCGAAATCCACACCGAGTCTCTCCGCAGCGCGAATCATGCGGAGAATCTGGAATTCACCAGCGGGGCCTAGCTGATCCATCACGGGGATAAGCTGCGCAACGTTGTCATTTAGGATGCGTTGCGCTTCCGACGCGGAAACTTGGCCGCGCTCCAAGAACGAAAACGTGTCCGCGATGCGCTCGGTGAACATGTCGAGATCTGCCGTACCGTCCGCCAGCGCTTCGCCGAAGATGCCCCCGAGGGAGACTTGGAGCGCCGTTTCGATGTCGCCACGGTTTTCCTTGATGCCTTCAATCGACTCCAAAAGTCCTTTAGATATAGCAGTTCCGAAGTTGTCCTTGATGGCGTCCTTGACGTTGGCCTTTTTGAAGATCTTGCCAATGAGCTTCGCGATGCCAAAGCCGCCCGCTATCCCGCCACCGATGATAGCTGTCAGAGGATTCGTGAAGAAGCCCCCGAGGGAGCCTAGAATCCCCGCTCCGCCGCCAGCCGCCCCACCACCAAGCCCGGCGGCTCCCGCGGCGGCGCCTCCTCCTACTGTTGCCGCTCCGCCTCCCCCGCCGAAAAGCCCTCCAATCAGCCCGCCGATACCGCCAATGCCCCCAACACCGGGGACGCCACCGCCACCAATGCCCGTGATCCCCCCAAGAATTCCGCCTCCACGACCCCCTGTGAAAAGTCCGATGAGCTTGTTGACGGTACCTAGACCAGACTGAATAGTGCCGAGGAATTTCTCGACGAAGCGGATAGCCTTGCCGAGTGCAGATTCTGCAGAGACTCCGAAGTCATCCATAAGCCCCCTCAGACCAGATGTGGCTCGCGACGACCGGTCGAGCGCCTCGTTCCATGTGGTGGTGAGCGGTGGGAGTCCCAGCAACGCCGCGTTCGCTTCCGTGCCGAACTTAGGGAGCTCCGCAGTGACGTCGCTGATCTCTTCCGGGAGACCCTTGATCGTGTCTTCCCACTCATCCGTCGTGAATACCATTCGCTCCATCGGCGGGAGGTTTGCGAGCGCTTTGCGGCCAACTTCTTCGATGCTCTTCGCCATCCGGCCGAGCTCCCCGTTGAGCTCGACCCCCTCTTGCTTCGCCGTTTTGATGATGTCCGTAACCGAGCGGAGACCCTCCGCTGAGAGCTTCCGCCCTTGCGCATTCAAAATTTCTAGAGCTTTGTTTGTTCGTGTGATCTCTTTTTCGAGACCCCCTGTGCCGAGAGAGTCGACTAGTCCAAGCACAGAAGAATCAAGCTCATCGAATGTGTCATTGAGGTTTTTAAACGTGGTGGTAAGGTCCTGAGTAGTTTTGTCTACCTTTTTGGTTACGGACTCGCCAACCTTTGCGACCCCTTGAGATTCCCGCATCGCATTGATGTGATCGTTCATCGCTTTGCGAGCTTCTTTGAGCCCCTTCGTACTGAACTCGAATGACTTCCCTTGTTCACGGAACATGTCATTCGCTTTGCCGATGAGCCGGATGTCCTCCGCTTGGATGGGGGGATCGAGTTTACCGTCCATCGTGCGGCGAAGCCCCATCATAGATTCCATTGTGCCTGTGATGGCGTCCCGCATCCCAGTCATTTCTAGGATGAAATTCGTAGCCGCAAACGCCGCGACGAAGACAACAAGCCCTGCGAGTATAGGATTCGCCGCAGCAAACTGCAGGAACATAGCCTTTGCGGCAATAAGAGCCTTCGCCATCCACGCAAGAAATACTTTTCCTGCAACTGTGATTGCAGCAAACGCGATCGGAAGTTGCCCTGCTGCGGCCGTGAGCGCACCAATCGCTATGAGAAGGGGGCCGAGTGCAGCCACTAGTAGGCCAATAACTACAATTACCGTGCGTGTTGTTTGGCTCCATTCGCCGAACCGAGTCACCATCGAAGCCAGCGACTCTAGCATCGGCTTGAAGACTTCCATCAAGTCCAGCAAAACAGGAATGAGCGCTTGACCGAGCGTGATGCCGATATCAATGATCTGATTCGCCAGCTTGATCAATTGAGACGCGAAAGTCTCAAAACGTTTCGCAGCCTCTTCATTCAACGCGCCCCCGTTTTGCGCTTGTTCCGCGGCCCTTTTCAACGCGTCGCCTAGAAGATCTGACGCGCTCGCCACACGCAACGATGCGTCTCTGACCCGAATCTGATTCAGCCCGAGCTCTTTCAAAACCTTGAAAGATGAGATCCCTTGCTTGTCGAGATTGCTAAGCCCTACAACGAACGCCTCAATTGCCTTAGAGGAATCTTCCTTAAAGGCTTTCGCGAATTCGCTTGATGTCTGCCCGGCTACCGCCGCGAATTTCTGTAGTCTCGCGCCCCCCTCATCTACGGACGCCGCCAGATCGATGAACAGTCGGGAGAACGCAGTACCGCCCGCTTCCGCCTTGATACCGGCAGACGACAACACCGCACTGAACGCGAGAATTTCGTCTTGACTTAGACCTATCTCTTTACCCGCCGCCGCCAGACGCAACGCAAATTCAACGATTTCGGACTCCGTCGACGCGAAATTGTTGCCGAGGTCCACGATTACATCACCGACGCGTTCGATATTGGTTCCATCTAAGCCGTCCGTGATGTTCGCAAATCTCGCAAGGGATTTCGCCGCGTCTGCACTAGCAATATCTGTCGTGACGCCAAGCTTCGCCATGACGGTCGTAAACTCGACCAGACCATCCGCTTTGACGCCAACCTGACCGGAGACTTCCGCGATTTTGTTGAGCTCGTTCACGGCCACCGGGAGCGTTGATGTGGCCAGCTTGCGGAATTCACTCTCCAACTTAGCAAACGATGTGGTTGCGGTCTCGTTGACTGTCTTTTTGACACCGGCGAAAGAGGACTCGAAATCCGCCGCCATCTTAACGGACGCCCCCGCTATAAGGGCCATCGGCGCCGCAAGGCGTGTAATTTGTGACCCAACTTCGGTGATATCACGGCCCGCTTGGCGGACCTTTTTCGCCATCGATTGGAGGCTCTTAGGAACCCTTTTACGTTCTTTGTCGAACCCTTTTGTAAGGAGTTTTACGTCTATTGTGAGGGTGCCGAGCGATCGTGTTGGCCCTGCCATTGTAGCTACCTCTTAAGATGATAGCAGCGGGGCGTGGCGGTAGAGGGGCATTTACCGCCACGTACCGTTAGGCACGTTGCCCCGCTACGTGTCACCGTTGCTTTGGCTCAACGGTGCCACCCATCATTGAATTAATCATTTTGACCTTCTCTAACAGCCGCTCCGTCTGTCTTTGTTCGTCGTCTGCACGTTTGCGTTCCTGGTCGGCCATATCGTACGCCAATACGAAATCGTCAATATCGCGCGCCGTGTAGTTGATGCTCCGCGCGGTCGTCTTGCTGGCCCAAAGTTTTGCCATTTGGACTAACATTTTGTTGAACCCGTTGTGGACCTCGGACGTCAATAACGCAAAAAGTAGATCCATCCGATGATCCGATATCGGGCTGATTTCGTTGTACGCAATCCAATATGACAACTCCGTAGGTGTCAGTTCCCGCTCCAACTCCCCGACAGTCTTTCCCAGCCGTAAGGCTAGGTCGAACATCAATCGTCTGACGGAGTTGGAGCGGAGTCGTTTTTTGCTTCCTCTTTGATAGACTCCGACATTCCGTTAAGTCGAAGGGCCGCCGCCGCAATGGTGTTGATCGCTGAACCAGATTTGTTAGCGAGCTTCATCTCTTCACCAGGCTTGAACAGCCACTCGAATTTACCCTCTTCTGTCTTCCGGGTGAGAGATAGCGCCGCAATACGCAGCTTGACGTTCTCCGCCGCAATTTCTGTCCCGGAGTCGCCAATTTTGTACTTGATCCTATTTTCATCTTGCGATTCGGAAAGCGTGCATGACTCGAAATAGTCGCGCCGCGAGATGGAAAGTTGCTGAATCCAGACAGAACGGTCCCAGTCGGGAATCTCGACGAGCTCCGTCTTGAGATCGTTGATACGGAGTAGCTCATCGGCGGAGTTGATTTCCATGACCTCTTCGTTTGCCATTTTGTTATGCCCCTCTTTATGTGGTTATGCGAGTGTTGGCTGACCCGTCACGGTGAACGTGATACTTACAGAAAGTTGTTCGCCCACGGGCGCAGATGGATTGAACGCTGTCACGATTGCCGTGAAAGACCAGGTTGTCGACGAGGGATCCGGGAACACGATCTGGAAGTTTCGCGCGGTTCCGTTCTCCATATCGTTAAGGACACCGGTTGTTGCGTCGTGAGTTGCGTCCGTAGGGATCCAGTTTACGTCGAACGAAACCTCGCCGCCGTCCTTGAGCCCCGCAATGCGTTCGCGCCATGCGTTTGTTGAACCGTGATTTGTCACGTCGACAGGATCGACGCTGAGCCCCAGTCCAATGTCCCGGACTTCCGCGATGGTCGTAAATACTTCCGTCGCGGCGCCGTTTCCTTGTTTGAGTAGAGTACCGTGTCCAAGAGTCGCTGATGTCATGATTTCGCTCCTTAAGTAAGATTACAGGCCAGGGATTTTGATGATAGCGACTTCCAAGCTCGTCGATGTACCTTCCAGATAAAAATTGCCGTCCGTGTTGATCCACCCGGTGAGTTTCATCGGGCCAATTACGGCGAATTCACCTGTAGCCATGACTTGTGTGACGTCCTCTTGTCGCCCTTGAGGGTCGTCTACTGATTTCAGTACGACGCTTCCCGTGGCCGTTGTTGGGTTCCGGATTACAATCAGTTCGGACCCCGTGAGGGAGAACTGCTCGCCATTCGTGCTTGTAGTCCCTTGAAAAGCCGTAAATGCGAACGTCGTGAACGCGCCCTCATAAGCGCCAGGGGCCGTGATTTTAGTAAGTGTGGTTCTCGCCATTGCATGTCTCCTTAATTGCGGTTCCTGATCAGGCTAGAATGCAATTTTATGATATGGGCGCGCAGAGCTCCCAAGTTATTTAGCGTGTCAAATTTGCAGTGCGGACACGACATTCTGTAAAGCCCCTCTTTCCACTGAACAACTTCAAATCCTTGCTGCCGTGCTGTCTCTACCATCTGCTTCACTACGGATTCTTTTCGTTGCATGAGAGTTTCCTAATCACTGTGCATCACGGCTACATCGAAAACTACCAGATGTCGGCTGCGTGATTCGTCCTTACCTACGGCTGTAGGTGCCCCAATAGGTGAACATGACAAAATACGTGTCGACGGAGTGATTTGCTCATTATAGATTCGGTCAAAAATTTCGTAAGCGGATTCCGCATTCGTAAACGCTGTCGAGATATCGACAGCGCGACTGATTACCTCCACGACCGGCCGGAAGATTGTCTCGGTGCCCTGAGTCCTCAGCGGAGGAATCCCCGCTCGCTGTATCAGGGTCACCATTGTGTCCGGCGAATCTGCCGTGTCAGGCACATGATCGTAAAACAGCATGTCATCCGAAAATCCTCCGGCCCTTAGCAAGATTAACATGTCCTTCGTCAATCCAGGCATTAGAATCCCCTAGCGATGTCGGATAACAACACAACGGCCATTTGCTCAACCGCTTTCTCGAGAAATCGATCCGTCCCTACCTCGTGGCGAGCGGGTATGTCATGAACAAAAACAGCATATTTTTCAGATTTCCCTGCACCGAATCCGATGGTTATCATTATACCATCTTGACGTTTTTCTGGCTCACTAACCTGTCCGGAGTCTCTGAGGTCCCCAGTGCGAACCGGGGTACGACCTTGTGCGACAAGCTTCGTGCGGGCTCCCCAACTTCCGAGTCCATTTCCGAGATCATTTTGGGTATTCTTCGCCTCATCCCGCAGTGCGCGTTCGATATCATCAAGGTCTTTGTCGAAAACTTTAAATCCCATGGTTAAACGTGGATCACAGTGCTGTGGATCCCCTCCTCATCCGCTAGCACATCAATGGCTAAAACCGGCAATCGACTGTGCGGATTGAAATCTGATGGAAACGTGACAAGACTGTCAGCCGCTATTTTTGTGGTGAGGTTGGTGTACGCACGGCCGATGGAATTTTTCTCTTGTCCGTCGAATCCAATCACGATGCGGACTTTCTGCTCGATATAAGCGGATACGGAAACGTCCGCGTAACCGATTGGATCACCATTCTGCGCGCGACCTAGAAACTTGTGCACCGTGATAGTAAAGGGCATGCAGTCTTCCCACAGTGAAATATCCATTACGCAAATCCTTCCACTGTCATTGCGCGAGCTAGCAACATCTCAGCTCGATCGGGGATACCATGTAGCGACTGCGCCAAGGCGAATTCAATTTCAAGCGGTCCGATTTTCTTACGTTTGATGTTGGAGAGCGACTTTCTCCCCGCGAACCAATCCTTCACGATTTCGATCCCAGCCTGTTCGAAAATCAATGGCAGCGTTTCTACTCCCGTGGATGTCGCTGTGGAACCGGGCATTTTGTACCCTGCGGTATAGACAACGGATAAGTCTGTAGGGTCCTCCCTACCGAAATGGGGTACTTGCGCAAGCGTTGTGTTGAAAGCCTTGACACGTTTACGCCACCCATTTTCACGGAAGAGTATCCCTACCGCTTTGTCATCTACGACGTAATCCGTAATGATTGACGAATCCAGCGTCACCGACGTAATGTCAGCGATAGGATGCACGGACAGCGGGAGGAAATTATCACCCGAGCCTGCAAGCGTTTCCGTGTATGTCTGCACGCCCAGTGATGGCACATCTACCACGGACCGGACCGCGTCACTTGCCCGGTCCGCGATAACCGCTAGAAGCGTGGATGTGGTACCCAATATGCTCTCAAGCGCAGCTACGGTGACAACTCTTTCGTCAGTAGCCGCAGTTGTTACCGTCAGGCCCATGGTTAACCCTCGTCATTCTCCGGCTGGGAATAACCGATGACTTCCGCGATCGGATTGTCTGCATGTTTTGGCGACAGATAGCTCGCGACTACCTTTGCGCTGTCGGGCCACGCCGCTTCATCACCCTTATGATATGGGGGCGCCGACCGCAGAAACCTCAGCACAACCATTCGTGTGCTCTTGGCGCCATTTTCAGTTTTCGATGCGTCGGTCTCCACAACCGTCGTTGATTCAGTTTTCTCCTCTTTCGATGGAGAGCGTTTCAGTCCGCCTGTAGCCATACGTACTTTCCCCCTTTGATAAGGCATTCTACCGTTTCAAAATCCTCATCCGTGTTTATGTCGACCCCGTGAGAGTGGGGCACTTCCATGCCGATAACTTTCGAGGCAGTTCGACTACCTCGTGACAAGAGATAACTAACCGGTGTGGCATAAACCGCTCCTGTCTCGACCATGTAAGTATCTTTGTGCGTGAATGATTGCGATATGCCCCGATCGGTGCCGTTGAGCTGGCGGATCAATGTACCGTAGTACCGAGCGTCCAAATGGTTCGAAACAGGATTCTCTGAGCCCCAAAGAAAACTATTGTGTTTTGTTACTGTCATGACAGGCCACTTAACGCTAAACGCCCGCCCAACGCAATCATCTATCAAGGATGGAACACGAATCGGCGATGTCGGGTGTAGCGTAACTACGACGTCATATCCGCTGAGCTCCCGTGCTGAGAGACACGAAATCACCGCATGAAACACCACAGGGTCCGTCACGACGTCATCAGCGGCTAAATCTTCCCTGCGCTCGAACGAGACCACATTCTGCCCGTAGTTTTCTCGCGTGTAGGCAAGCACCTCTTGGTCATCAGACGTTACGATGGTCTTCTCGACATGGCGCGACTCTTTCACACTACGCAATGTGTAGTCAATGAGTGGCCGCCCTGCGAGATCCCGCATGTTTTTGCCTGGAACACGCGACGAGTTTTTGCGTGCTGGGATGACAGCGATCGCTTTGATTTCACTCATTGCTGCCATCCTTTTTTCATTTCTTCGGTCTGCCGCTCGATAGACTCCGCAGTTTTTTCGAGATCTCGCCCGCGACGGTGCTGCGTCAATAATGTGGTGAGCTCAATCATTTGCAGTCGAGCAGCTTCATGAATGATACGCTGCGTATCAGCTTGGTCGCGCTGTTTAAGGTTCGCATCTCGGATTGCCGCGAGTTGTTTTTCTTTCGCCTTGAGAACTTTGACCATGTCGTCGACGAATCCATCAGGTTCTTGGTCGAATCCGTATAGGCAGGATGACGTCATCAGCGCGCCCCCATCGGGTATGATAATGTTAATACCCATACCATGCGCGACACCGAGAAAAAATTCTGTGTTCGGTCGTTGATACCCCCACTCCGTATCGTGCGTCATGTCGATACCATACAGGTAGATATGCGAATACAACTGTTGTCTGGTGACATGGCGCCAAAGTACGAACGCAAGTGCGTAGGCGACAGTGGATTCAAAGTAGGGAGTTTTGAGCCGTAGGGCTGCCACCACGTCATCAAGGGGGTACGGCGTGCTTGTCGGGAACTCTTCAATCTCCCGTATGGTGTACAGCGGAATCTTGAGAGATTTGTAGTGGTTCGCGATCTTGGGGTACTGCTCTTTGTGGATCTCCCGTAGGTGGCTATCGTGGTGAATTTCGTACCAGTAATCCCACGGGAGATCCGGCATGATCATCCATAGGCTGTTCATCCCGTGGAACTCAAAGGACGAATCGCCGATGTGTTGTCGCACAGCTTCCCGCGTTGATGGCGAAAAGCCTACGATTGCCGCTTTTTTCGCTGATGGTTTCGTCATTTTGCCCCTCTAGTGTTCAGTGTTTGGTTTTGATTAGCCGCTGGCAGGAAGCTCCTTTGCGCCTCCAAAGATAGCCACTGCGCCGCCAAAGTGCAGTGAGCTACCTGTGGACGTGCTGTCGATATAGTTTGTTGACGACGGCTGCACTACTACCCGCAGGTACCGGCTGAAAGTGCGAAATTCGCCCGTGTTCTCGGAGATTGAGAATTCGGAATTTGCCGTCGACGTCGACGTGGTGGCGTTCGTGACCGTGAATGTGCGGCCGGTGGTTCCGTCGTTTGCCCATGTCGATCCTGCGCCCGATGTGGATGTGCGATCCTGGATGTCCACCTTGAAAGCGAGCGTCCGGCCTGTCGTCAAGCTGTAGGAAAACGGCACCGTAAACTTTACGCAGTGGTATTGGCCACGCGAAAGCCCACTGACACGATCAATCTGGATTCCATTGATAGAATCCGCGTTGTTCGTGGCACCGCTGTCAAAGCTCGCTTGAGGCGCAAGCGCAACAACCGATTCTGTGTAAGCTCCAATATCGTATGCGTGCATTTCTTACTCTCCCTTTGTTTTATACGGCGTTTCGATCCCCGTAACGTGCGCTTGTCGTTACGATGCAGGGATCGAATCCCAAGTGACAGCAGTCTTGACCACAATCGCATCCGGCTGTCGAGTGATGATGTCAGTACGGATAACGTACCGAACGACCGTCTGCAGCATCGAGAACGAAGAGACGACGTTTGAGCCGTCGTGGTACGCCGCATCTTCAGAGACAGTGATTTCGATTCCACCCAGCGAACCGAGCACGATTTCCGCGAAGTCCACAAGGTAGAGCTCGGTTTCGTCCCCACCGCTTCCAAGGTTCCGGGGAATCTGTTTGGAGACGACGAACGGGAACCCGAAGAGCCGGCCCTGGTTAACCTCACTACGGAACACGGGATTGGCGTTCGCATCCAGCGCTGTAAAGAGCGCTTTCCACGTTCGCGGCTCCATAATCCACCCAACTTCGGTCATTGGGACGTTCGCGTCCATAAGAGCTTGAATCATCCCACCAAGATCGCTTACGACGTTGGTTACGTTGACGGTGCTGTTCGCATCCGAAACGTTTCCAGACGACGCGAGATGACGAAGCCCCCGGGGCTGCCCGTCTGACCCATCCGCACGCAAGTAAGCGAGATCCGACGCGAGCACGGCATCCATGACAACGTCGTCCCGCACGAACGCAGGGGCGTCCGTTGCGGCACTGATGATCAAGTCGTTCGAAATCGGCACGACACCCGCATAGGTCTTCGGGATGAGCTGTACGGAACCGAATGCGGGTTGGGTGGCCGGCGCGTTTTGGCTCTCACCAATCCAGCCGCCAGACGCTCCAGTCGTGTGTTTTGGAATCCGGATCGAGCCGGTGCCGGACCCTGGCTCGAACGTGAGACGGCGGGGGTTGAACGCGCTGAAAACCTCCCGGTTGCGGAGTAGTTCGATAATGTCGGGCGAGACCGCTTCCGTCAGAAGGAACCCACCGTCAGTAGCCGATCCGGCCGTGAGCGCCTTCTCAAATTCCGTGAGCCCGTGTTTGTCATCCTTGTACCATTTGGTCGCAGCGTACGCACCCGCGCGCTCCAGATTTCCTCGAGAATGCATGAGAGACAGAAGCAACTCGCCGCTTCTAGCTCTCTTATCCCTTTTTTCCTTGGCTTGCATGAAGTCGATGACTTGAGCGGTCGTGTCCGTCGCGGCTTCTTTCGCTTTGCGCTCCCGCTGTTCCTCTTTCTCAGCAATGCCGGCTTCCTTGAAGCATTCAGTCACAGCCTGTTGAATATCCTTAACCGTGAGACCCATGATTTATCTCCTTACGAATTAGTCCTGTAGTTTACCGGACTGATGAACGGTGGTCATTTTCTTTCTTGCGGTAATTTCGGTCATGACGATTTGTTTCAGCTCATCCCTTGTTATATCGAGCGTTTCATCGTCCGAATCCTCCTCATCGGCTTCGATGGAGGTTTCCGATTTTGCGTCACCCGACCCAACACGAAGGGTCTCGTTATCGTCTAGTTTGCGCGCGCTGGCCATGACAAGATCCTTAATATCAGGATCATACTGCATGAGCTCAAGCGTCACAGCGACCTCGTCGGGAATACCCGAGAGACTCGTCTGGGCGGGTGACACAACTTTTGCGAGATTATGAACGTTTGATGCCTTGATTTTGTCGGCCATTTCGCAGATCCAATCTTTCATTGGGTTGATGTTGTAGCCTTGGGCTGAAGCTACCAGTATCGCGTCTGCGTTTGCGGGGATCGTCACGACACTCCACTCGGTAAGCTCTTGGCGCATGAAATTGATGCCACCACGTTCGTCATCAAACGAGAATTCGAGGGGGCGAAATCCGACGCTGGCGGCCTTTAGGAACCCACCCACGAGGAGCTGGAACACGGACTCCGCGAGAGGATTCTGCTCTGCCGTAGCAAACTGCGCCCGAGAGCGAATCTGGCGGGCGGTTTTGCGGAGTCGGATAGACCGGCCAATGGGCGGCGTGTCCCGGGAGTGCATCCACAGGACCAAGGGGTTTTGCTCGAACGCGGCAGTCTCCCACCCCGCAGGGTTGATCACGTCGTTGTCACGATCGACTGAACCGGTCGTGATTATAAAATCAGCAGTACGCGCCTCGCGGTTTACCGCTTTGACGCTTGAGCCGAAGTTTTTAATGACAAAATCCGGGGCATCAGTCATATGGCTAGCCTCCTCTTGCATTAAAACGCAACCAAATTACGCCTGTCAAACGGTAACCCGCTGTGTTTAGAGAAAGTTAAGGGGTTTGGTATGTTGGTTTAGCCGTACAAGTACAAAACGGAAGAAAGGTTTACGGGGAATTTTTCGCGGGGGGTGTTGCAGGATTAAATTTAGTCATCTGACTCCGGT